GGAGTTCATGCTGATTGGGAAATAGGACTCATGCAAGTTAAAAGAATCAAGTTCAAGGCATACACTGAAGAAGAAGCTCCAACTACAGACATGAGATATGACTGTGAAACTTATGCAGAAGATGGATTAAGAGAGATTCTGTAACATACATACAACTAAATTATTAATACTCTTGCACAGGTAAATCAAAATACTTACCTTTGCGGGAGTATTAATGTTTATAGACTAAATGAAATTATGAATACTTACAGACAGCTAGTATATATGGTACTTGATGAGCTTAAGGGTTCAGCAGATGACTTCACTTTCACTGAAGACCATGTGATGTTCCTTTTATCAAAGTACAGGGCTTTCTTGTTAAAGCAAAGATATGCAGACATCAAGAAGCCAATGCCAGAGTCCAATTATCAAACTCTATGTCTTGAGCTTATTGAGGTACCAGCAATAGCTGGAGTACCTTGTGAAGGTGGTTCATACTTAAGGACTAAAGCCAAGATACCTTTTACTATGAAGGTAGGTAATCCTAAGGTATACCCTGTTGATTACTTCCAAGGAAGTAACATTACATTTATCAGCAGAGACAGAATGAGATATGTTGGATATAACAAGTTTATGCAGAACATCATTTATTGCACACTTGGTCCTGACAATTATCTGTATCTTCAATCAAATAATCCACAGTTCATCTATATGGAAAACATAAGATTTACTGCTGTATTTGAGGATTCAGAAACAGCATCAGAACTTGAATGTAATGAGGATGGGAAAATATGTGATACCATAGACAGAACATTTCCAATTGAAGAAGCTCTTGTTCCACCTCTTATTGAACTTGTAGTCAAAGAGTTAAGACAAGCTGAATATACACCAGCAGATGAGAAGAATAATGCAAATGATGATTTGGATAATGTAGCAATGACAGCAAACAGGCAGAGTAGATAATGGAAGGATTACAGGAGTTCAAGAGAAGAGTTAGAAGAAGCACAGAACATCATGAGCATAAGATAAGAAACTCATGGGGTATCTATGATGGGTATAAGTACTATAGAAAGACTAAACCCAAAGACAAGGAATATGTGCTAACAGAGAGTCAGTACTTTGCTATAACCAGAAGGATAAATAACCTTATGGCAGAAGAAATAGCTAATGGTAATGACTTCAAGATACCACATAGAATGGGAGTAATTGAGCTAAGAAAGTATGATGCCCGTATCAAGATTGGAAGTAATGGTGAGGTATATGATAACTTGCCAGTAGATTGGAACAAAACCTTAGAACTATGGTATGAAGATGAGGAATCATATAAGAATAAGACACTTGTTAAAATGGAGGAGAAGGAAATCTTTACCATATACTATAACAGGAACAGAGCTACATACAGGAACCAGTCCTTCTATGACTTCAAGTTCAACAGGGACATGAAGATAATGCTTAAACAAAAAATCAAAGAGGGAGCAGTAGATGCTGCTTACTTGAAAAAGAGAGAATACTTATGACAAACAATGTAAACTTTATTAACATAAGGGAGATACTTAGCAGAGTAACAAGACATCCCTTAATGTCTGATATAGGGCTTGAATCTGCTATCCAGTATACACTGGACTTTATTGCAGCTATGGGACTTCCTAAGATATATGTGGACAAGGTGGCTGATGTTGATATCGAGAATTACAGGGCTTTGCTTCCATGTGATTTAATCTCAATCATACAGGTGAGAACTAAACATGGTGACTGCTTGAGGTCAATGACAGATAGTTTTGGTAGTTGTCCTGTAGATAGAAATCAGGAAAGAGGAGAAAGTACATTCAAGACTCAAGGCAGAGTTATATATACTTCCTTTAAGGATGGTAGTATACAAATAGCTTATAAGGCTATACCTGTGGATGAAGAAGGACTTCCTATGTTACCTGATAATCCAATATTCCTTAAGGCACTTGAATTATACATAAAGAAGGAGTGGTTCACAATACTGTTTGACTTAGGAAAGATACAACCGGCAGTGTTGAATAACACCCAACAGGAGTATGCTTTCAAGGCAGGACAGTGTAACAGTGAATTTACTATACCTTCTCCAAGTGAGATGGAATCCATAAGTGGAATACTTAACCAAATGGTACCAAGAGTTAATGAATTTAGAAAAGGATTTAAGGACTTGGGAAACAAAGAATTTTTAAAGCTACACTAATATGGCAATGAAACAAGAACAACATGTTATCAAAGGTATGCAAAGGGACTTGACTGTAAGTAAGTTCAGTCCTGAATATGCCTACGAGAACATGAATATAAGAATAACTGCAAGGGAACACAGTACTCTTTTATCTGTCACTAATGAGAAAGGTACTAAGGAAATATCTGTGCCTTCATTCAGACAGCCTAACAAGATTATTGTAGAACCTACAGGAAAGATAGTCATGCAGTACCCACTTGCTTCATTAATTAGAGGTGGTATCCTTACAGAAACAAGTGATGGAGTACAGTATAAGTATGAGATAGTACTTGAATCAGGTCAATCAGAGAGTACTGCATATGAAGGGCATCTACCTATAACACAAAGTGTTAAGGGATTCTACTTTATAGATGACTTAGTGTATGATGATACATACCAATATTGGAGTGACTTACATCCACTTGGATTTATACCCGGTGGTGATATTAAGGGTGTTCCTCTTGGCAGTTGTACTATTGGTAAGTACATAGTCATATTCACTAAAGATGAAGCAGAAGGAATAGATTATATCTATAGACTTGAAGGTATAAATGACTACTTTGAAGTAACTATATTGTATCAAGGCAACTTGAACTTCAGTACTGCATATCCTATACAAACTCTTGGTACATATGAGAATGAGAATATTCAGAAGGTATACTGGGTTGATGGTCTTAATCAATCAAGGGTAATCAATATAGTGGCAGAAGAGGGAACCTATAATGGAAATGATAAGTTTGACTTTATTAGAGGATTCAATACAGGTGCTACAACTACTGTTAAGAAAGTGCCAAGTGGTACAGGTATATTCCCTTCAGGAGTGGTTCAATATGCTTTGACTTATTACAATAGTTATGCACAGGAAAGTACAGTATTTTACATATCTCCATTGTTTTACACTTCCCCTACAGGCAGAGGTGGTAGACCTGATGAAGTAGTGAATAATGAATTTAGGATTATGGTTAATAATCCTGATACAAACTTTGATGGTATTAACATATACTCTATTATAAGGACTTCACTTGATGGTACTCCTAGTGTTAAGAAAGTAGCAAGTGTGGAATTAAAGGCAAGATATAGTATATATAACAAGCTGGAGATTAGCCAGACTTATGCTTATACTACACAGATAGTAGACCCTTCAGTAGTTGAGGTTTTCAAGTCAGGTAGTAAGGCATTATTGACTGATTATCCTTATGATGAAGTAGATGGAAAACTCAAGTGGAGAATAAATGTAGAGGGTAATTCAGGCATCATTATCAATAAACAATATGACCCTGAACATGAGATATACTTCCTAGACTTTGATAAAGCTGCTGGTGGAGTTGCTAATATAACCTATGACCCATTTACTCATCAAATCAAGCTTGAGAGAAAATCAATTGATTATGGTTATATATTTGTGTATGTAGCTTCTATCAGTAATAGAACTTATGTGGATTATTCAGATAATAACACTACTGGTGAAACATTAGACCCTACAGAGTTACTGTATAAGGGTGGTGAAGAAGTTGTACCTTATACAATTACACAGAAGGATAATACTCTGTTCCTAGGTAATCTTACCATTAAGAGGAGTGCTATTCCTCAAGACATAAGACTTGGGGTAGGTGATTTACCGTTGACCACAGAAGGTAAGGATGTTACAGTTCTTGCTCCTGAAGATACTGATGTATATCCATACAAGAGTAATTTGAGCTTTGATAATGGTGTAATTACATCATTTAAACAAGGTGAGACTTATAGACCTGGTCTTGTGTTCTTACATAGAACAGGTAAATGGTCAGAAGCTATACCTATAAGGGACTTTGAAGTAGATAGGTATATAACTGCTGAATCCTATAACAAGATAGTAAGTTCTATTGGTTCTACTCTCATTAACAGGTTAATAGACTTAGGTTATGTAGCTGTAAAGCCAGTAATGGTTTATCCTAGTTATACTGACAGGACTGTAGTATGTCAGGGCATCATTAATCCTACTTTGTTTAAGGCTAATGACAGACCTGATAATTCACCTTACTCAATATCTTCATGGTTCTTTAGACCATTATTTGCTGGATTTTTTGATGATGGTGGTTTAGACTGGGCAAGAAGTCCAAGAGATGGTGGTGTAGTTCTTGAGTTCAGACATAAGAGACCATTGCCTTCAAGTTTCAATTTTAATGGTGAGATACAGTCACAAGATTGTATTTCAGATGTTTCTACTGAAGCTGGTACATCAACTTGTCCTGATGAAAGTGAAGGTAACTTTAAGGTTGATGGTAGTATATGTACATTCCATTCACCTGACATTGAGTTTGATGAAACTGTAAAGTCTCTTGTAAAGAACTGTCAAATAAGGTATGTAGGTTATGCAAAGTGTAAAGCCAACTATAGTGATTACAGTATAATTGGACCTAATTCTTTCCTTAAGACAACTAGGTCATCAGGTTCTAATTATAGAATCATAAACCATGATTACAGTACAATGTACACTAAGTATGGTGGTACTAATTATTGGAATGGCAGTGCCAATGAAAGACATAGTTCTGTGAAGAAAATATGTGCACTTCCTGTATATGTAGATGGTGTTCTGACAAGAAGAGACCCAAACAGGAATGATGATTGGGATGTATTAGGTAATGATGGTGGTGATGGTAACTGGATTAACTGTGCATGGATAGTATATCCTTGGCATAGGGAAGCATCTCTTAACAATGATATGGACAAGACAGGAACAGAAGGTCAATCATTAGTTAGAACAGGTCAATATACTAAGAAGATACTATCAAACTTACAGTACACAGACACTTACTATATAGATAAGGAAGGATATTATCATAGGTCAACTCCTCCTACATTATATCTTGAAGGAGACAGTCAGTTTACAGGTATTGCAGAGGTTGCAGTATTTGACAGTAATGAGGATACAATCATTAAGTTACCTATCATTAAAAATGCACTTGATGGACAACAAATTGAAAGAGTGTACAGAGGTAATTATAATGGTTATCATGGTGGAACAAGTTATCCTTTCACTATGTGTCAGATGAAGGGTCAATATAATCCCAATGTTGCTAGTCCTTTTGTGAATCCCGGTGCACTTACTGAATGGAGACAGCCATATACAAATGACCAATATTACTGGAAGGGCATCACTATTAGTGGTTTAGAATCTGAATATGGTAGAAGTCAATCATGGAGTATACTAGGAAACAGATGGGCCCCAGATGGTACAGTGTATCCTGTAACTAATACAACTGATATAGTTCCTATAAGATTTAAATCAACTCCTCATGCAGTCATTCAGTTTAATAACACCACTTATGGTCAACAAGCTGCTATGCCAGTATTAGGATGGAATGGTGGAGATTATTGGAATAAAGGTGACCTTCCTACAAGAAGTAAGGGATATGATATACAGATAGTAAGCTCATTTGGAGAAGCTACAAACACAAATGTAAGAGCATTCATAAAGGAAGCATCAAGTACTGAAAACCAGCTTTTTGGAAAGATGTATAAATACAATACTACATCTAAAGAATGGGAAGAGGAAGAAATGGTTGCAGACCCATATACACAATACAGGGCATATTCTGTTGGTACATTATATGTACTTGTTAAGAAACCTAGTATGGCTTATAAACAGTATCTTGCTCCCATTACTGATGATGTTAAATCAACTTCCAGACCATTTGGTCCTAGAGCTATCATGCAACAAAGAGTTGATATTATTGGTAATACGTCCTCACAGAAAGGTGGAGAACTTGGAGATTATGATGGCGGATACATTATAGTTGATATGTACAGACCTGTGGTTGAAAACAGGTTTGGTGGAACAGGAGATGCAGCATATACTAACAATATATGGCATCCTGCTGGCAGCACAGTTAACTTCTATGATGAAAATGGTACTGTTAAACCTAGTGTGAACATTGAATATACAGAGGGGGATACATTCTTCCAGAGATATGATTGTTTAAAGACTTATCCTTGGAGTAATGATGAGAAGAATCAAATAGTTGATTTGACTTCATTTATGTGTGAGACAAGGGTTAATATAGATGGAAGATATGACGGGAATAGAGGTAATAAGAGTAATCTTACTGCAACACCAGAGAACTTCAATCTATTGAATCCTGTATATAGCCAGAAGAACAACTTCTTCACATATAACTATACATCAAGGGATATATCCTCTATTGACAGGTTTCCTAATACAGTAACTTGGACAAGTGAGAAAACTAATGGTTCTGTGGTTGATACTTGGACTAATATCACATTAGCTTCAACACTTGACTTAGATGGTGATAAGGGTGAAGTAATATCACTTAATACCTTGAACAATGAAATCTTCTGTTTCCAAGAACAGGGATTGAGCAATATTATCTTTAATCCTAGGGTACAGATTCCTGTTAGTGATGGTGTACCTGTTGAGATTGGTAATAACTACAAGGTACAGGGTAAGAGATATGTAAGTAACCTTATAGGTTGTAGCAACAAGTGGTCTATATGTCAGACTCCAGCAGGTATATACTTCATAGATAATCTGACTAATGGCTTATATACATTTGATGGCCAATCTATAAGTTCATTGAGTGACAAACTTGGTTTCAGACAGTTCATAGGTGCTAACAACACTCTTGATAGATGGAATCCTGTTGACTTCAAGAACTTCAGAACATTCTATGACAAGACTAATGATGATGTATACTTTATCAATGATAAGTATTGTCTGGCTTATTCAGAGCTTATAGGTCAATTTACCTCATTCATGAGCTATGAAAAGACTCCTGTAATGTTAAACTATAGGGATAAATTCTATGCAGTCAATAAGAATAAGGTATGGGAAATCAATGGTGGTGACTATAATATGTTCTATGGTGAGTTTAAACCATTCTATGTGACTATAGTAGCTAATCAGGATGAACCTGTTGACAAGATATTCAATACTGTTGAATACAGGGCTGATGTTAAAAGAGATGGTGAACTCATGCCTAATGAAACATTCACTCAATTGGATGTATGGAATGAGTATCAGCATGGTACTTTAGAGCTGGTTAACAGGATTGGTTATCCTTCTCCACTTAAGAGAAAGTTCAGGATATGGAGAGCTAATATACCAAGAGATAAGGGTAATAGAAATAGGATAAGAAACACATGGGCTTATATTAAATTGCAGATGAATAAAGAGAGCACTGATAGCATGGAACTTCATGACATTGGTGTGAGTTTCTTTGAGTAGAAATTAAGGGTGGCTAAGTCAAATACTTGGCTGCCCTTATTATTTTTATAAGGTTTATTGCATATTACAAAGTCTTTATGTATCTTTGCACAAAATGAATTAATTATGGCTAACAAGATAAAGAAGAAAAGGTTTCCTGTTAAACCTAAAGAACAAGGAGTACTTCCTTGGTTGGTTGACCATCAAGGCAATATTTATGCTGGTGGTGGTATATTGGGAGCATTGACAGGAGCTAATAAGGCTATGGATGCTTCAAAATTAGGTGGACTAATGGGTGGTGCCAGTGGTATTAGTGGTATTGCAGGTGGCATAGCAAGTGCTGCATCAAATGCAATATCAGGTGGTATGTCTACTGGTGTAGGAGGAGCTATGCAAACTATTGGTGGTCTTGCATCTAACATTCCCGGAGTAGGTGGTCTTATTGGAGCAGGTGTTAATGTACTGGGTGGTCTGGTTAACAGGGCATTTGGTAGTCAAATTAATGAGGAATTTGTTAATGAGACTAAGGCACAGACAGCAGAAGCTGCTAATACACAATTTGATAATAGCTCCATAGAATCTGTAATACAACAGCAAATGGAACATCAGGACTTAGGTAATGTACAGAAGTCACAAGTAGGTAAAGATGGATGGTTTAGTAGTAAGGCTAAAGACCTGACAGCAAAACTAAATAAACAAAGACAAGCTGTTAATTCAGTTAATGATGAAAAGATTAACCTAGCACTTGAAGGAGCAGATGAAATGCAAGACTTGGATTTATTAGCAAACTTTGCTGCCTATGGTGGACAACTATTCAAAGATGGTGGTGGTATCCATATAAAGAAAGCAAATAGAGGAAAGTTCACAGAATATTGTGGTGGTAAAGTTACTTCTGAATGTATAGCAAGAGGTAAAAGAAGTAGTAGTCCTGCTGTAAGAAAGAGAGCTACATTTGCACAGAATGCAAGAGGCTGGCATCACAGTTTTGGTGGCTGGTTAAATACACAAGGTGGAGACTTTAGTAATGGTATTACTATGATTGGTAATGGTGGTACACATGAACAGAATCCATTTGAAGGTGTACAAATGGGACTAGACCCACAAGGAATACCTAACTTAGTTGAAGAGGGTGAAGTAGTATTCAATGACTATGTATTCAGCAATAGACTTAAGGTACCTAAGAAAGACAGAAAGAGACTAAGATTAAAGGAAGGTACTTTTGCAAATGCAGCAGAAAAGCTGCAAAAGGAAAGTGCTGAAAGACCTAATGACCCAATAAGTAGAAGAGGACTTGAAGCAAGTATGAACAGACTAGCAGGAATACAAGAGGGAGTAAGGGAAAGAAAGAGTGGAAATAAGTTTGAAGATGGTGGCTGGAAGAAAAATTATAGGGATGTTGAAGTTCCTATGGCTGGTATAAATACTGACTATAGTGGTCAATTGCCAACAAGACTTACTGCACCTAAAGGAGTAATACCTATTGAGGAACAAGTACCTGATAGTGAATTAGCTCCTACTTGGATGAGATATGCACCAGCAGTTGGTTCTGCATTAGGAGTATTCAGTGATGCAATTGGTCTTACTAATACACCTGATTATGCACCAGCAGAGATGATAGGTGGAGCAATAACTCCAGTTAAACCGGTAGGTGCAAGACAGATTAACAACAGACTTACTTATAAGCCACTTGATACAAACTATGAACTCAATAAGCTTGATGCTAATCAGGCTGCACAAAGGAGAGCATTAATCAATACTTCTGGTGGTAATAGGGCTACTGCTGCTGCTAACTTGATTGCAGCTAATGCTAATTATGGCAATCAGATGGGTGATTTACATAGACAGGCTGAACTGTATAACCAACAACAAAGACAACAAGTTGAAGGGTTCAACAGAGGTACTAACCAGTTTAATGCAGAGGCACAAATGAGAGCTGATTTAGCTAATGTACAACAAGCTCAACATATGAATGAACTAAGGTTGAAGCAGAAGTCAGCACAGGCTCAAATGTATGATACAGCTAATATGAGAAGCTCAATGGGTAGGGCAGCTAACCTTACTAATCTGTTTGATAACTTAGGTGGTATTGGACAGGAGAATTTTTCAAGGAATATGATAACAAGTAATCCAGCTCTTCTATATGATTTAGACAGTTCAGGTAGAGTACAATATAAGAAGAACAAAAAGAAAAAAGGGGGAAGATTGACTTATGGCAGGTAATATGATAGTAATAGGAAGCAAGTTCAAACCATTCAGCTATGATGAAATGATTAAACCCATACAGGTAGCTGATGCTGAACATAAAGCTCTTGAAGGTGAAATGGGAGAACTCTCAACCAGAGCAGGAGTATTTGAGAAACTTGCTAATGAGCAGACAGACCCTGAAGCTTATGCTATGTACAAACAGTATTCAACTGACTTGGCTTCACAGGCTGAATCACTTGCAAAGAGTGGTCTTACACCTGATAGTAGAACTGCACTCTCAAAGATGAGACAAAGGTATAGTCAGGAGATTACTCCTATTGAACAGGCATATAAGAGAAGAGATGAATTAACTAAGGAACAAAGGGAAGCAATGTTGAAAGACCCTACTCTGATGATGAGTCAGGCAGCTTCAACACTTTCTTTGGATGATTTGATTAAGAATCCTAACCTAAGTTATCAGGCTTACAGTGGTAATATGCTTACTCAACAAGCTGCTCAAGCTGCAAGAGAATTAGCTAAGTATCAACAGGAGAAACCAAGAGAATGGAGAAAGATTCTTGGTGGTCAATACTTTGAAAGCATGATGAATAGGGGGTATACTCCTGAACAAGTTATCATGGCTGCAATGGATGACCCTAATGCACCTAAGGAACTGAAGAAGATAGCAGATGATGTATATGCTTCATCAGGTATTGATACATGGGGTGATGACATAACTAAGCAAAGAGCTAAAGAGTTTATAGGTAGAGGATTATACAGTGCTATTGGTGATACACAATATCAACAGGTGCAGAATCAAGAATACCTTGACCCACTACAAAGGGCTAAACTAGCTGCTGCTCAAGGTGATAATAGTAATCCTAGATTAGGTTACAGACCAGTACCAAGAACTACAGTAAAGGATGCTGAAACTACTCAATTACAAGATGAAATCAACTTCCTTCAACAGGTAAAAGAGAACCCTGATATATTGAAAGAAGAGGCTGAAAGAGAAGTAAGAAATGAAGCAAGAGCTTATGGTGCTACTTGGGGTTCTTATGGTACTAAAGAGAAGTATCAACCTAATAGAGAGAAGTTAAAGAGAATCACTGATAAGTATGGTACAACTGACCCTGACTTTATTATACAAAAGGCAAAAGCTGAAATCAAAGGAGCAGCCATAAGAGACTTTACTTATTCAACTAATTTAGCTGATAATAGCTTGTTAAATGATGTGGTAACACAGAACTTAGCTACTATGGCTATTAAGGATAAGATACCAGCTTATGAGTTCAAAGATGGAAAGAAAGGCAAACAGCTTGAATCTGATGAACTGGCTGAAATTAAGCCTAACTCTGGTCACTTAGACTTTGACCCTCAAAGTGGTAACTTAGTTTATGTATATAGAGACAAGAAGGACAAACTTAAAAAGGCTGTACTTGACCCAGAAGTAGTAGATGATAAGAGTAGAACCTTGAGAAACACTCAACAGTTGATAGAAGAAGCCAAAGAGAAGAAAGATTATGCAAGCATGAGCTTATTGATTGACTTCTATATGAGTGAACTTGATGGTAAGTTCAACACACTTGCTAAGACTCAAGGCAAGACAGACAGTAAATTGTTTATGGAATAATATGGCACAGGATAATTTTAACTATGGTACTCCATTAAAGGGAGTAAATAGAAGACAAGGTATACTTGATGAGTTAAAAAGGAATGGGTATGATGTATCATTTGCAGACCCTACACCCGGCTATGCTGCAAGACAGCAGGAGATGAATATAAGCACTCCTGCTGTGCAGGAAATAGGTGTGGCAGGTCTTAATGATAGCATGTATGATAAAGACATTACTTCTGCAACTCAACTTGATGACCTTAATAACACAAGAGGAGAACTTCAACCTTGGTATGCACAATTAGGTGCAGGTCTTGGTAAAGGTGTAGTACTTGCTGGTACTACATTTCTTGATGGTACTCTTGGTGTAGTAGTAGGTGCAGCTAATGCTATAGACAAAGGTGAATGGTCAGGATTCTGGGATAATGACTTTGCTAAAGGAATGAAGCAAGTCAATGATTGGTCAGAACAAATGATGCCTAACTATAGAACCAATGAAGAAATTCAGAATGACCAAAATGGTGAATGGTACAAGAATATATGGACAGCTAACTGGTGGGGAGATAAGTTCATCAAGAACTTAGGTTTTACTGCTGGTGCTATGGCTACTGGTAATCTTGTGTCAGGTGCACTTAAAGGTGCTCCTGCTATGGTTAGGTCTATAGTTGGTTCTGCTGTATCTGCAATCAATGAAGGTAAAATAGAAGCATATAACAATGCCAATGAATGGTATGACTTTGAGAAAGCAAAAGTAGATGATGCTTATCAACAAAGACTTCAGGCTATAGACCAGAACTATAAGGGTACTGAAATGTATAATGCACTTATGCAAGATGCAAAACAGACTTATGACCAGTCTCTTGCTAAGTTGAATGAGGATAAAGCCAAGGTAGGTAATGTAGACTTAGCTCTCAATATACCTATTCTTACAGCATCAAACTGGTTCATGTGGGGTAAATTGTATTCTAAGGGTGCTAATACAGCAATCAGAGATACAAAGATAGCCATGAAGAATGGTAAATATGCTTCAATTAGAATGCCTATTAAGGCTGCTGCTGGTTTTTTATCAGAGGGTGCAGAAGAAATGGAACAGAAGATTGCTGCTACTATCCCCGGACTTAAGTATGGTTCAGAGGTAGAAAACTTCTATATGTCCAAGTGGGACCCAGAAGCTGCACAACAATCACTTAACTGGTTACAGGCATCAGCTAAGGGTATTAGTGATACAGTAGGTGACCCAGCTTCATGGGAAGAATTTACCATTGGTGCTATGACTGGTGCTATGGGTATGCCTATGTTCAGAAGTGCTAAATCAAGTGAAGGCAAATGGAGAAGTCCTGTAACTATTGAAGGTGGTGTAGTTGGTGAATTTAGAGATTATCAAGAAGGCAAAGCCAGAGATAATGAAATGATTGACTACTTGAATAGTAGGATTGAAGACCCTAACTTTCAGAACTATTATCAAGGATTAGTGAGACACAACTATTATCAGAATCAAATGGATGCTGCTGCTGCTGAAGGTGATGTTGCAGGATTCAAGGATGCAGAATCATCACAGTTTATATCTGATGTTGTCATGTTTGACAATGCAGGTAAACTGAATGACCTTACTGAAATGATTAATCAGGCATATGATACTTCTGATGAGAACCTTGATAACATCATTAAGAACACTACTGATGAGAATGGTAATGGTCCTTTCTCTACCAATGGTAATGCTATAGATAGAGAAGAAATGATTCAAAGTCTTACAGAAGACAGAGATGATATTCTAAGGAAAATCAAGGATTATAGAACTACTAAGGACAAAATCATAAGAGTAGGAAGTCCTGACCTTACAAGTGAACAAGTGTCAGAGCTTACTTGGCTTAACATGAAGCATGGTGACTATATTGAGAGATTCAATGATGTTGCTGATGATGTAAGAGAAGCATTGAAGATGAACTTTGCAACCCTTGAAAAGGAAGGTAAAACTATGGATAGAACCATACTTGACCTTAATAATCAAGAGCTGCTTGCAGTACTTGCAGACCCTAAGAATGAAAGCTTTGTGGCAATGCAAAGTGCCATCAGAAAGATTCTGAATGACAGTTATAATATTGACAAGGTTGATATTGAACAATCTGTTAAAGACCTTAAGAAGCTGGCAGAGAAAGCTGTAGAGTTCAGTAATAGATTTACTGACTTGCTGACACATCCTGAAAAGATGCAGAAAGCAACAGCAGCAGCTGATGAACAAGTAGCTAATAGGGCACAAGAAGAGCAACTTGCACAAGTAAGAGGACAACTTACTAATGCTCAATCATTCAGTGATATAGCAGATATAGTAGGTGAAAACAATGTAGGTGATGAACTGTTAAGCGAGAATACTAATCCACTGGCTAAGGACTTCAAGAAAGCAATGTCATTTGGTGCTGAAATGGGTAAACTTATTAATGAATCTGAACTGTCAGATGCAGATAAAGAAGCTCTTAATGCATTACTTGACAAGAGGTTTAAGGAAGAAAAGTCACTTGCTGATTTAACCAGTCCTGAACTTATTACAGAACCAGAAGGTGAATTAAGTGAAGAAGCTGCCAATCTGTTTCAGAACATGATAGCAGAAGCTGCAACTAATGCACAGGAAAAGGATGATATTCCTGACCCAACTCCTACTCCACAAGGTAGAGATACTGGCAGTGAAACTACTGGTAGTGATGCTACTGTAACAATACCTACAGAAGCAAAGAATCCTTATACAGACCTTATAGGTGAGGTTAATAATACTGTTGACAAAGAATATCTTGATGATTTTAGTCTGGCTCCAAGGATTAGAACACTTGAGACTTTGGTGGCTAAGGCTGCTTCAACCAAAAGTGAAGAGGATATAAGAAAGGCATCATCAGAGTTGAACAGTCTTATAGATGATATAAGCGGTTTACCTGAAATGGCAAGTGAGGACAACTACAACAGAGTACAGAAACTAATAGGTACTATTGCAAGTAGGATACCTCAAATACCTTCTGCTTCTGTCACTAATGAACAGGAGTTAGATTACCTTGACAAGGATGCAGAATCTCTTCCTGCTACAACAGAGAATAGGTACTATAGACCTGCACTTAGTGAGTATAATACACAAAAGCTTGCACAAGGTGTATTTGAGCCACTAATTGTAAGTAACCCTAATTATCAAGGTCTATATAACTTCTTACAGTCTAAAGGTGCTTTTGATTATGTCAATAATGGTAATGTCAATGAGGGAGATGTCCTCACACTTAAGGCAGAAAGAGTAGGTGATTATGATGAGATAGTCATGTATAAAGGTGACCAAGTAGTTGGTACTTTACCTTCACTTGCTACTGCTAAAAGTAAGAACTATGTTGGACTTGCTAACTTAATTACCAGAGTAGGTAAAGGTGAACAGGCTACACTTACTGTCAATAAGGTAATGTTAGGCAGATTCAAGTATGATAGAAACCAGACACAATCTGTTAAAGATGTAGTCAAAGGTGATGCCAGACTTGGTGTAATGAAGAACATGAACCTACAGACTAATGGTGATATTAATGCTGAACCAGTATATGATGAAGTTCACTCTGATGGTAAGGTATACTTGTTACTCAAGAACAGTAGAGGTACATACTCTCCTAAGCTAGTAAGAGTCAAGCATTTCAATGCTGAAGAATTTAATCTTGGACAATTAAGTACATCAGGCAATAAATCTGCACAAAAGATTCATGCTGCAATAGATAAATTGTCTAAGATAAGTAATCCTGACCAAGCATTGACTGCACTTAATGAGTTAGGCAAAGTACTTCATCTTGATAATACTTTCCATATAAGTCTTGATAACATGGGTAATAACAAAGTACTCACTGTTAGATGGCTTAAAGATGGAGAATATGTAAGGAAGAACATACTTGTTGAAAGGGGTGGAAGTGGTGTAATGACTCTTGACCCTGTTCAAGGTATGCAGTATGATGAAGCTGTACATTCAACTCCTGAAGATATATATGAAGGCATACTTAATGCTCTGTATGAGTATAACCCACCATTCAATATATCAGCAGGTAAGGTTAACATAGGTACTTATAACCAAGATATACTGAATGATGACTTACTTTATACACACTTGACTGATACTCAAATGACTGGTAGTTGGTTCACTACTAACTACTATGATGATGCAGGAACAGAACAGAAAGCAGTTAATCCAAAGGGTAGAAGCTTTAATCCTGCAAGTGGTAAAGAGGGAGTCAGTGTAACTGTAGGTGGAAGTAGATTCTATGTAGAGAATGGTAACATTTATGATATTAATGAGAATTTAGTTACTCCTTCTAATGCTGGTCTTATTAGAGACTTGGCTTATGCTGAATCATTATATGGAACTAAGACTAATGGAGCTACTATGGATAGAAACAGAATAGTATTACCTGACGGCAGAGTGCTTAACAGGTCTACTCAATCTTATTTATCCACAAGTGAAGCTGATGATGTCAAGAGAGCTATTGAGGGCAGAAAGAGTAAGGTGGCTATTATTAACTCAACTCTTCAGAAGTTGCAGGAAGACCAGCAAAAGGTTAAGAGAAATGAAGACGGTACAGCTGATACTTCTTCAGGTTCTTATATGGTAATGGAAGAAGATGGACAGTATCATGAATATACTAGAGTTCATAATGTTATAGGTAGTAACTGGACAGGAGAATTTAGTGCAAACAATGCAGCTTCAATGGGTAACCTTGTAGATGATATTGCAAGAAGATTCTTTGGTTCTAATGAGAAGATTGAGAAACCTTCAAACATGAGCCAGCCAGCATTTAATGCATTGATGAAAGCTCTTAAACAAATGAGAGTTAATCTTGAAAATGCAGGTGAGAAACTACTTACTAACAGGATAGTTGTATTCCATAAGTATGAAGATGGTACCAGAGTTGCAGGTGAACTTGATGCTCTTAGTGTTAATGAACTGACAGGTGAATTTAATATATATGACTTCAAGACCAGTAGGTATAGTTTCCATCCTTATAAGGATAAATCAGGTGCTGTTATAGATTATTTTAGCTCTGTTGGTAGTAGACAAACTAGAAGTACAAGAGACCAATATACACTACAACTTAGTGCATATAAGAACTTGTTTGATAGTAGCTATGATGGAACTGTTAGTTCTCTTGCACTTGTTCCTTTTGTACTTAATTATACAAAGAATGAATTACAAGGAGTTACAGCAGAAAAGGGAATCAAGTTGACTTATAATCCACTTGTACCAGTTAAGGCTGCACAAGGGATTAAGATACCTGAAACCCCACCTGTAGTGGATAAGTCCAATGAATTATTACAACCAGAAGTTAAACAGGCTCCAGCTCCTAAGAATGGATTACCTGATGCAGTTGAAGGTTATGTGATACTTAATGGACAAGTTACTAAGGGTAACATCAGACCTATGATTGAAGTACAAGGATTACCTGTATATTATTACAGAGAACCTGTTGTAACTAGAGGACTTAATCAAGGAGAAACTACATTATATAAGCACTATGCAGTGTTTAATAATGGTAAGATGATTCAAGTTGTGCCGGGTTTACAGGGAGAGGATACTATGTCAGAAGAGAAAGCATACAACATGATTAAGGATGCCATAAGCAAGAATCCTGCAAGAGTTGTAACAGAATCTCAAGATGTAACAGAACTTAGTGGCAAACCTATTGTGGTCCAAAAGAAGAATAAGTTACTAGAAGCAATGAAGGATTTGCAAGATGTTAATCAGAATAATCCTGAATATACAGAGGGGGGTATCCCCAAAGTAGCTGAATCTCCACAAGAGAATACAGTTAAACCTGAACCTTATGATTCATTATTCAATGACAGTCATAGGAAGTTTGATGACTTGGATATTGAGACTCAAGAACTGCTTGAATTAGCAGGTTGGAGTAGTGATTCATGGAATGATGCTTCTGTTGAAGAAAGGGATAAAGGTCTTGAACAACTTGGTTGTTTCTAAGCAAGAAAAAATAAAGGGAGATAGAATTAACTATCTCCCTTTTCTTTTTATCTAGCATCCATCTTAAACCACCTTGCTGGTTGGTCAGGGTCAAGTGCATTAAGTACTTGTTTCCTGAATGGAAGTAAATCAAATATGTATTTTTCAGCTTTGGTATATCCCTTATATGGACCAGTCTCAATAACTTCATCATAGCTTTCAGGATAAAACAACTTGATTACATTCCTTAATTTCTTCAATGTAGGAATAATAACAGTTGGGTCATCAAGTAGCTTAAGAGATTCATCAAGCATTGTAGGACTTGGAAGCATGACACCAATATCACTCTTTAGCCTTAAGGCTGAATATGCAGCCATTCTAAGTACCCAAGGTTTATCTTCATCATCACCACCTGCTTCTTCAAGCAGACCAAGTAACAATGTAAGACCAATATAGGTTCCTATCTCCATTAATCCCTTTCTGATATTACCTTTCTCAAGAGGAGTAAGCTCCTTCCATTGACTGATAATATCAAACTCTGATTGCTTGATGTCCTTATACATTTGCTTCAAGAACCTATAACCAGTCTGGTAATAACCCTCTGTATAGTCCTGTAAGTCAAAGTTATATTTACCTCTACCAAATCTATTTAACCATAATGGTCTCATCCAGTCCCTATACATCATAGCCATTCTGCCAACTGCAAGTTGTTTTGCAGCTATTCTGTCTTCACTGTTATAAATACCATATAGATTATTCTCAATACCTCTTACCCTGTTTGAGAAAGCAAGTATATCATCTTGAGTAAACTGGCTTCCATCAGCCTTTGTTACACCTTTCTTAAGCTGTAATTTAGCACCCATGTTCTTATTTTTCCCATCAATAGGAACTACTTCAAGTGCATTCCAAAGACTAATGTTATTACCATTTGCATCCTTCAATTTGAACCTGTCAGCAAGAGCAATAGCAATCCTGTTTTGTGTCCAATGGTCACCAGCTTGAGTAGTGAAGAATATAGCATTTTCTCCTATTAATCTTGTTGCCCAAGTCTTTTTGTTCCAATTCACATTTCTGACACTTTGCTTGTAGTCTTGTTGAACATTAAACAATTCATCAAATAGTGCAATCTTACTTGTCTTGATTCTATTACCAATCTCTGCAAGATATGCTGGAAGATGAGTACCATATTCCTTATCAGCATAAGCTAATTCCAAGTGATTGAAGAACCTGCCTGATGCAGCTTCAATATTACTTGTTGCAAAGTTCTGCAACATGTTGGCTGTACCTGTAAGTAAGCTAAGAGCTGTAGTACTGTAACTTGTCATCTTCATAAGTAAAGCTACTGCCTTATTGGTATCAATCTTACTTTCACCAATAGTACCACTATCCTTCATGTATCTGCCATATACTTGCATATCCATGAATGAATTAAGCTTATCCATGAAGAAAGAGTTACTGCCTTTCTTAGTTAATAGGTTCTTTACTTCAGCCCCTAATACTTTGAATCCTTCAACTCTTCTTCTATCACCTTCAAGGTCTGCTACTTTCCTTTCAGCAAGCACAAGTCTGCCTACTTCAAGTGTATCAAGTACTTCATTCATTCTATTGAAATCATTGACCATAGAAGCATAAGCTATCATAGATGATGTAGAATCAAGGGACAAGTCCCTCATATCCTCAAGTTGTCTTGTATAATATATAGGTAACTTATTGACTGGATTACCCTCAAAGTCCATTAGTACAGACTTATCATCCTTATATTGTACATCAACATCATCTTCTCTTCTCACTAAGGTATCCTTCATAGTTTCCCAGAAGTATTTGGCTTTGTTACCACTTCCTAGCATCCTTTGTAAGAAGTCTCTTCTAATCTGTGGTGCCCTATTTACTTTGGTATATTCCTGTGGCAGGATATTATCCAACTTAGCCTTGAGGTCCATAATGAACTTGTAATACTCCTTTTGTGCAGAATTAAGGCTTGCAAATGCCTTGCTCTTGTATTTAGTCATGCTAGGGACAATATTGTTATGTTCGTCCCTGCTACTGTTTTCTGCATACCATATAGCTATTTCCCTTGACCTTTCAAGTAAGTCCTCACCTTCAGGATTCTCTCCATACTTGTTCTTAAGATAGTCATTGAACTTTCTCTTTTCAGCCCTATATGTTGCCCAGTCTACAGGTTGTACAAAGTAACCTGTTGGTACACCATTAGCATCTCTTTCATACATCCAGTCAGTATTCTTGATACCAGCTTTCTCAAGTTTCATAGCAGCATACTCAATATCTTTTTGCATATTGATAGTATCCTGTCTAGCTTCAAACTTTTGCTTCTTGACCACTTGGTCATAAATTTGTAGCATAGGGTCTGAACTGTCAGCCATACTGTCAAGCCACCTGTCAAAGAAAGTAATATCCCTATCCATTGAGGTAACAAGTTCTTCTGCTGTATAAGTCTTTTTGTACTTATCTCTAGCAACAGTGATACTTAATCCCTCACCAACAAATGGTTTAATGAAATCAGTAAACAATGTCTTACTTACATCATAGAAATCAGCACTTAAGTTCTGTATAATAACAGTATTCTGGTCAAGAAGATTCCTCAACTTATCCTTGAATCTATTATCACCTTCTGCTGATGCAGCATTCATATCCTTTCTGATTTCAAGTATGATACTACCATAAGAAGACATATAGTTTCTGATGTTCCTTAATGCAGACATCTTCTCATTAAGAGGAGCATCCATATCCACCACTGTACTTAATCTTCCTTGTAGTTTCTCAAGTACACCAAGACTGGTTTGTATATACTTATATATACCTTCCAGTGCCTGATTCTCTGCAATAGATTGATTCAACTCTTCAATATAGGCTTGCTGGGATGCACTAAAGTCTTCCTTCTTACCATATATCTTCAATCTCTTCAGCTCTTGTTCTATGATTCTATTAAGTAGATTGACATCTCTGTCAACCTTAGAAGTAAGACTGTAGAACTGTCTGTTATATTGAGGACTGTTAATCCTTAGGTTGAATTTACCTGTAGTGATGTCCTGTGCTATCTGATTGGCTTCATTCTGTGCCTGTTGTACAATAGCATCAATATCAGAACCATTGAATTTTGAGAAGAAATTTTTTAGAGAGGTAAGGAACCTCTGAAACAAACTGGGACTTGGAGAATAAATATCATTGTTAACAAGAGCTTTGGCTACCATTTTACCAAGAGCTTCTTCAGCTAACATACTCAAGTCTCCATTGTACTTAGATGAATAATTATCATAATCAGTACCCAGTACTCTTCTTAGTGCTTCTTCATTGGTTAATGAGTTGATTGCTCTTGTCTTTATGGGATTCTCTCCCATAGCATCAATTGCAAAGTGAGCAAACTCTTCAGGTAATGCTGCCTGTCCTTGTTCACCTTTAGCAAGTCTGATTACTTGCCTTAAACCAGTAGCAGTATCCATTGCTACACTTAAGTCCATAACACCATTAACACCTAATCTTTCTTCAAGACTGGTGAGTGCACCAATACCAATACCCCATGAATTAAGTAAGCCCTCAAGCTTCTTGTTCAGACTATAATTAACAGCAAGTCTTTGTGGCTCACTGTTTCTCTTTTCCCTACTAGGTTTAACAATAATAGTAGCACCACTATTCTTGCCATCATAGGCTTCCTCTACTGTGGCAAAGTACTTGTCTCTGAATGGACTGTTATTGTTAAATCTTACAGCCTGTTCCTGCAATGCAGATACATGACCATAGTCTTTAGGTTGTAATACTACCTTGCCATTCTGTGTATGTCCTATCTCATCATTAAGCATTGAAAGTGTAGCACTTTCATCCTTTAGTTTAGACAGACCAATCTTGTTAAGCAAGTCATCAAATAATGGCTCACCATATTTATCCTGCCTTACACTAGGGAACTTCTTTTGAAAGTCCACACTTTTAGCTCTGGTATACCAGAACATAGCATCTTTCCTGTTGCCAAAGAAATTCTCTAATTGAGAGTAGAGAGGGGATATTCTCCCCTCAACTACCTCTGGTCTTAATTTACATTTTTTTGCCATAATATTATTATAAACAGAAACTTTCACCACTTGCAGGGTCAAAGTCATTAGGTGTTAAATTAGCAAGTTCATTTATCATATCTTCTGATACTTCATATCCAAGTACTCTAGCTACATCACTTGTAGGATGTGGAACATCTCTAACATCTCTTGTATCTTCCACTGGGGTATAATCATCATATATATCATTGAATGAAGTACTTGGTTCAGCACTTGAAACAACACTTTCCATAGCACTTGCATCCATTCCATATTGATACTCAACATACTGGTTCTTTAAACCTAAAGGCTTAATCCTGCTGTACTCTGCTGTACCAGCATCAACATTAATCAGTTGGAAATACATGTCCCTACCCTTGACATTGAAGTAAACATATTCATGATATGTGAACTCTTTGTCAGTACTTGGGTCAAATGGTTTAGCCAACTGTTTATCATCAAATGAAGAGTACTTATCAAGTTTGATATTGAATCCTTCTGTATCAACACCAACCTCAATTGAACTCTTACTTACATCAGGTACAAGACTTCTGTTATCCATGTGATTCCTTACATACTGTCTCCAGAAGTTATTGACATCAATTGGATTGGTCATTACTTCTCTAAGACTTCTGATATAGTCTCTACTGTTTAACTTAACCTGTGTACTTGTCAGATGCCCAAAACCTGAAGGACTGAATCCAAAACCTTTGAAATAATTATATGTGAACAAGTCTTTAGCCATTTGAGAGGTTTCCTCATTCATATATAACAACGTAGTCCAGTCTCTGATATATTGTTCCTTTTGCATAGGAGTTATCTTACCTACATTTGTGAACACTATAGAGGGAACAGGATTATATTTAGTCCTACCAATAACCTTAAGTCTATTGATGAATGACAATTTACTTAGTTCAGGATGAGCTTCTTTAAACTTAGCAAATTCCTGTGGGAATTGATTGATAAAGTAATCTCTTTTCTCTTGAGCTGTTCTTGTATCATCTGCACCAAATTGACTGTATTGACTCATATAATAAGTCAGAATGTCATTGTAGATACTATTTCTAGTCTTTTCATCAAGTCTGCCAAACTTAGTTACATCCTTAAGCATTGCAATTGCCTTGTTGTAATTGTCATTATAGTAAGGTACATAGGGCTTAAACATATCCTCTGTTCCTTCAATACCATAAGTGAACATTGCTTGAAGAATAGGAGTAGGACTATTAATGATTGTATTTTCATCCATTCCAAATCCAATGAAGTCTATGCCAGTTAAAGGATAACCTTCTTGCTGTGACTTCTCAAGTAAATCATCCACTCTTTCAATCTTAACAACATTAGATGCAATAGATGGACCAGCTGCACCATTCTGTGTATCTGCTCTAGTTGCTTGAGTTAAGTCTCCTAGGGCAGTTGATAACTTGCTTAACTTGCTGAACATGTATCCAACCATAAGCTGATTACCAAAGAACTGTGCTTCTTCGATGTTTGATGAATTACCTGAAGGATTATTGGCTGCTGCAATATTACTTGCAAGTTCACTATCAGTAAAGTTATGAGAGTTAATCTTGTCTCTGGTATTGATATTCTCTCCACCAGCTAACTTCTTATACTTCTCAAGTACTTCATTGATAACATCAGTCATTCCTCTTCTGGTATTCTCAATCATTTCAGTTATTTCCCTTACAATAGGTTGACTGATAATCAAACCTGTTGTCATAGGAGAATGACCCATTCTTAACAGAGTAAATGCTATATCAGCAGTTACCATGTTGAAGTTCATATCACCTGCAATAGGGTCTTTAGCATTATCCACAAATGCAGCAAGGAAACCTGATACATTTCTGGTAATAAACTTACCCTCTGCATTCTTGATGTCATGGAATGAGTTATACTGGTGTCCATTGATTGTCAGTACATACTCTGGTGCTATACCCAATTGGGTACTCTGCATTAGAGCATGTGAAGCATTATGATTAGCAGCAATACCAATCAATGATGCTCCAGACATATTCCTTTGATGTAGATTAACCCATGTATCTGGTGTAAGAGGATTCAATACTTGTTTACTTTCTCTAACAATATCATCCAGTTCATCAAGACTATAGTTGATTAGTTTATCTACTCCACCATACTTGCTCTTAAGCTGGTCTAATGTGTTATTTTGTAAGATAGTAGCAAGTCTTGCTGTTCTCTTTTGTTCATCAAATCCACCTGGGTTAAGGAACTTACCAGTAGTATCACTGTTAGTAAGTACTGACCACATAAGGTCTATCATCTGACTGTCTCTCTGTGGCTTGTTATTAGCCTTTGCATTGTTATAAATATCCATCTTGGAGTCACCACTTACCTTATTATAATTGTACTTATAGGGTACAACCTTAGGTGTGTCATGTCTATACATCTCCTGATTCTCTTTGAACCATTCCTTATATACATCATTCTCCTCAATATCTTCTTCAAGACCAAGCATTTGGTTAATCAAGTCACCAGTACCAGCATTAGCCTTTTCAAAGTCCTTTCTGGCTCTTGCTCTGTCAAAGTCCTCAAGATAGAAATCATGGAACATGACATACATCTTATCCACATCAAAGTCAGAACCTGCAATAGTTGTAATATCTTCTGGTAGGATGATTACTGAACCAACTTGTCTTGGTAAGAATCCAATTACTCTTAATGGAGCCATTGAATACTTATCCTCTGTTGGAACCCTGTAACCTATTACTTCCCTTAGCTTCTCTGGTACAATGAATTTGCCACTCTCATCCTTCTTGTTAATATCAAGCTCATGTGTATTTGGGTCTAGCAACAAGTCATACAGTTTCTCTGATGGACAAGGTAGATAACATTCCATGTATTTCAATCTCTTGTTTTCTCCTTCACCCTCAAATACCATCTGTGGTTTTCTTGCTAAACCATAAGCACTTGCCTGAATAAGAGCACCACCTTTGATTTTCTGCTTAGTAATCCTGCTCTTAATGACACTGTTCAGCAATGATTGTATTCTCAAAGCCTGTGAAGGGTCATCAAGTGGTATTGTAAATTCTCCTTGTTCATTAAGTGATAATGCTTCAAGTAGGTCTGTACCATACCTTGGATTGTTTCTTACTTCACTTTGAAGAATCTTCTCAACTTCTTTTGGACTACCAAATATCTTCTGTACTTCTTCAAACTTCTCTCTGATATTGGCAACATTAACTGCATTGAAATAATCAAACCATTGGGCTTTAGTCATTGACTTCTTACCATAAGTAAGTATTGCATCATCTGCAATATCAGCACCTATTAACCTTCTAATTTGAGTACCTACTAACTGTTCTTTGTCAATACCATGTTCAGGAGTTGCAGTCTGAATACCATAGTCATTATAGTCAAACTCATGTACATAATTAGGATTAGCCATACCTGATGCTACACCAGTACTTTGTTCAAGTACTCCCATAACTTCTTCATAGCTTTCAACACCATTTATGTCAATTACACCTTGTTTTCCATCTTTGACTGTGCTCTCAAACTGTATGACATCTATCTCATACTTCTTCATGAAGTCTGACATAGCTTTCATCTTGGGAGAAGCAAGTATTTCACCAAAGATAGCTTGTGTCAAAAGAATCATCTCCGAGTTCTTATTTTGTGTAGGAACCCTTATCTGACCTTCATCAACCTGATTACTTTGGTTACTTTGAGTATATAAGTAAGGCTTTCTGGTATTCCATAGTACAGTGAAATCTCTTGCTGACCACTTATTATCTTTGAAGTTATTATATGCATCCTCTTCTTCTTGTGACCACATATCAGCCATGATTTGAGTAGCCCTAAAGCTGTCAAGACTTCTATATGCTTGAGCATCAGCAACATTCACCTTTTCATACTTACCTAAGATGACAGCTCTGTCATAATTAGTAAGTTCTCCTTTGGTTACCTTTGCATCAACTACTTCTTTTATGTCTTCAAAAGATAAGGATTTATGTTCATCATCCTTCAAGTATATAGTCCTTTCCTTTCTAGGTTCACCATTAGCATCCCTAGCCAGTACAGGATTTCCATTCCAAGTGGCAAGTGTATTCAGTCTCTCTGATGGAGCATGAACTTGCTTGTTTCTCTTCTGAAAGTCCTCAAGGTCTTTATAATAAGCTAAGTCAGTAGTAAGCATCTGTATCATCTGACTTTGGGCATAAGTACTATTCCAGTACCATTCCTTTAAGTCTGATATTACACCATCCTCACTATACCTGTTGAAGTTTACAAACTTGGCATCTTTAGCATCACTAACTCTGTCAAATACACCAATCTTTCTCCAATTCTCAACTGCAAGATTAAATCTGTCATTCATGATACTTGTCACAGTATCCTTAATGAACTGATTTACTTCTTCCAATGTGGCATTGTTCTTGATATTGGCTAATGCTTCTTCAAAGCTTAAACCATCAAACTTCATTGTATTGAGTTCAGGGAAGAACTTAAATTCAGCACCACCTTTTGACTTCTTGGTAATATCAAAGTTTCCTATCTCATCAACACCAGATTCAGCTCTTTTCTTGACTAAAGCTATCCTGTCTAGTTCCTGCTTAACAAGTGTAATCATCTTATCACTTATAACATTCTCATAGTCAGCAATATATCTTTTCTGTCTAATGAACTCTGCACTCTGACTATCTGATAACATAGGTACTTGATACCAAGCAAAGCCTGTATCTTCCTTACTGGGTTCAGCAAAATATTGATTAAATAGAGCCAATGTAGCATCAAGTGCACTCCATCTGCTATATTCCTTTCTGTTGAACTCAAGAAGAACCATATGGTCAAGTTTGTCCCTTACTCTTTGGTCATTCCTTATATCTTCAATCCATTGATTTCTCCATACTCCATTCTTGTTGAACCAATCTACAGCACCATATTCTGCATCAATAAATTCCTCAAAACCTTCTCTTCTTAGCTTCTTAAGCAAAGTAGTCAGGTATGAAGGATTCACATGAGCATATCTGGTTTTATCACCTTGTCTCACACTACTTTCAACAGTATCTTCATCAACAAAGTTAAATACTTCTGCAATGCTGTTGAACTGGCTACCATAGATATTTACCAAGTCTGCTGGTTGTCCATCAGTTACCTTATCATTACCTTTATTAAGGTCATAATATATGGTTCTTAATGCCTCAAGTACTTGCCTGATTGCTACTGGATAGGAAGTATTATCTATTGCATAATTCAGAGATTCTTGCAATGTTTGTTTTCCAATGGAAATACCCAACATATTAAGTGCTTTCATAAGGTCATCGTTGACCTTAGTGTCATTAGACAATCTAATCTCATCTTCTCTATCAACTCTTGAGAACTGGCTAAGGATATTGTTAACAAGTTCAAGACCAGTTTTAGCTTTAGATAGATGAATGTCACCATTCTTATCATATAAGCTGTCACTATCCAGTATGTTACCAAATTCATAGTTGTCTCTCCATTCATCAAAGTAATGAGCTGTACCTTCTGCCTTATTGATAGACATAGTTTCAGTCTTGAATGAACCATCACCTATTGCTTTTCTTTTCTGAATCCAATAGCTTAAATAATCCTTTCTATATGCTCTGTAGAAGGCAGTGAATACTTGATTGTCAGACTCAACTTTCTGCAATATCTGTCTAGCCCAAGGTTTCCTTGATGCAAGTTTATTAAGCATAGGTATCATGTCTCTAGCATCTACCATATCCCTAAGACCTTGTATCAATTCTGAATGAACATAAGAAGGTTCAAGATACTGTTCATAGCCCAAATCATCATAGTCATAAGTACCTCTTCTGTTAAGTCTTGGTATCTGTCTTATGATGTTTCTGACTCTGTTACTAAGACTACTGTATGAAGCAACTTCTCTTACATTAGTCATCCATCCATCCTTATAGTTCTCTTCCTTGTTCTCTGCATTGTCATCAATAGAATTACCCTCTTCATCAACTGCATCAGTATTAGTATCTTCATCAAGATTGTAGTCATTCCTTATATCCATAACTACTCCTTCTGTAAGACTAAAATTAGCACTTGCTTCTTCTGCTAATACTTGAAAGTTATCAAGTATCTTCATGAATGACTTATACTGTCTGTCTGCCTTCATTTGAGCAGCTTTCAGCTTCTGTTCATCACTGAGTCTTGCAGCTTTTGGGTCAGCATTAATATTAGCAAGTTCTAATTCAACTCTTTCTTCTTGAGTAGCTTCTGTATATGCACTGAATGTCTGCCTTACTTTCTTGAAGATATTAGAAGGTCCTAATCTCCTTATCACTTGAGGTCTGGTGAGCTTTGTCATATCATCAATAAGCTCTCTCTGCTGTTCATAACTAGTAGCTGCCTCAATTCTTTTATTGAGGTTACTCTTCATTATTTCCAAAGCTGATGTTACCTTATTGCTGAATAACCTAGTAATCAGGTTGACTCTATTCTTCCTTTCAATAGGAGTAAAAGTCTGACTAACCTTAGCTAAGTCCTCTCTGAATGATTTGGTTGATTCATCATTGATTGATTCTTCTGATTGAGTTGTAAATCTACTCATAAAAGCATCTCTATCTGATATATCTTTACCTGATTTATCTCTGAATATAAATCCCTTAGGTGCTACTATTGTGGCTTTTATACCTAAATTCATAGCAGCTTTAATTCCTGCCTCATCTATACCAGTTTGTCCTCCACTTCTAACTTCACTAAAAGTTACTCCTTTCTTCTGAAGTTCAGATAGTATATCTGTTAGTAAAGAATCATAATATTCTTGACTCTCTCTAAGAGAATAAATACCATTACCTGCGACATTAAGCTTAACATCTGTTAATTTCCCTTTAGATTGTAGTTGCTTATATATATCATCGGCAATGATATTAGCATTTCCAGATGCTTCATTGTATGATGGAAGAGTAGTATTTACATACTTATCTCCAGCAGCTTTTTTAGTTAGTTTTTCTCCAGCTGTGTTAAAATTCTCTGCTAAGGCAAGTGTGATATCAGACCATTCAGCATTAGCTCTGGTTCTAGCTGGATACCCAGAATTAGGAAACTCTTGCACTTCTATATTTAATGTAGAAGAAGTTAAACCTCTCTGCTTAGCTCTGAAATCATTAAGCTCTTTAGCTGTAGGAAAAGTATCTATATCCTTGTTGTTCTTCTCCTGCCATAGTGCAATTAAAGCCTTGACAGAAGCAACAGTTTCACCTTGAAGTTTTCTAGCTAGTTCTTCTACCTCTTTGGTAGTGGGAATACATCTTATAGCCATATTATTTCTTTAATTAAAATTATGTGCAAATATAAGGGTTACTTTGTTAATATGCAAGTTATTAAGGATAAAAGTTCTATTTGGCATATCAATATACTTAAGGGTTAATAAGTAAAGGGCATGATATTACACCATGCCCTTACTTTTATAGATTAATTAACAATCTCAATCAGTTCAGGTGGAATTCCCACACCTTTACCTTCTGAAATGTCTTTCAGTGTCAGCTTAACCTTTTCAGGTTCAACTTTGTCTATCTTGAGTTCATCAATAGTATGACTGCTGATACCACTTGTAGTGGTTGTAACAGACAGGAGTTTTTGAAGCAAAACATCTGAAACACAGACATAAACAGGTCCTTTCTCTGTATTAAGAACAGAGATGACTGTTTTCTTTCTTTCTTTGGTTCTGCCTTCAACTCTTCCATCAAGAAACTTAACCAATACTTTTGTACCTACTTCAATCTCTTCAGATTGTTCAGGTTTCTCTACTGGTTTCTCAATAATTTTCTTTGCTACCTCTTTGGATGCCTCAACTTTTGATTCAGGGATAGCAATCTCAAACTTATGACCATTATGAATACTACTCCAAAACATGGGTCCTTTTACAGACTTACCCCAAGTAAAACCACCTTCAAAGTATCCAGCATCAGCTTTCTTTTGAAATACTGCCACATTTCTTGGGTTACCTTGTCTTTCTTGTTCATCAAGCATAAGCTCAACAACATGAGGGGGATAACCCTCAATAGCTTCGATGCAATCTTTCTTTGTTACCATTACTCAACAATATATTTAGTTCCACCGAACTGTAACCATTTGATAGTGTTGATATTAACAGGTCTGATGTTATCTTCACCCTCAATATCCATATCAATACAGTTATATCTTCCATCTCTTGATTCAAACTGAATCTTGAAACCTCTTAGTACTCTATCTTCACCTTGTTCATAAGGGAGAATAGGTTCTTTGATGAACTCTGTAATCAGAGTTTTAGCCCTTTCAGCTACTCCTTTCTTGCTGGATTTAACCTTGTCAATGTCAGTACAGAACTGATTCACCAAATAGTCAATCTCTGCCTGTAAAGCCTTCTTAGTCTTAGGCTTATCCTGCTTCTTGAAGCATACTGTGAATACCTGTGAAGTGTGGATTCCTTCAAAGATAGACCTGATACCTTTAGTACCATCTCTTTTATCTTCTTTGGTTACCTTTACTTCCTCAACTACTTCATCAGCACTTTCAACATATCCCTCTATGTATTCATTGCCAAGTCTTACAGTGTCACCACTCTCATAGTGCTTCACATATACAACACTACCTGCAATATTTTGCACTACATAATGTGATGATTCACTTAATACATCACCTACTTTTAATTGTTTAATTTCTCTCATAATGTTATTCTATTGGTTTGAATTTATAACCATACTGTATACCAGCTTTGTCTGATTCCATTCTTGCATTATCAGGTAAAGCATATTGTTTACACCATTCTTCAGCCCTGAATACCTGTGCCCTTAAATCAGATAACCAGAATGAGCTACCACCTTCATTTTCATTGAAGTGCCAGAAGTCATCATCTTCAACTAATATGGTGAAGCACACATGTAAGTCATTTACACCTCTTGGATGAAGCATAATACCAAAACAATCCCCTAGAACATAAGCTCTAGGGAAATTGCTTTGTGTACAACTTACAATGTCATTATGTACTCCTTCACCTTGCGTATGATTATTCAAATCAGTTTGAATGAAATCCTCAAGGTGCTGTTTGAAATTGAATACTTCCATTAGATAAACTCTTTTAGCTTATTCATGTAAGCCTCTGTGTTCTTCATAAGTTCACTGGTATTAGCTATCCTAATCTCAATAGTCTTGATAGTCTCCTTGTCCTTTTCAATGTCTGCCAGCATCTCTTTTGATAGAGAATCTGCCTCATTGTATGCAGAAACAAACATTGATTTTACCTTACCTAGCCTGTCAGCAAATGATAACTTAGGCTCTTCCTTTGTTTTCTTACTTCCAATCATGTTATTTTAAATTAAATAGTTTTACTACTACAAATATAAGGAACATAATGGTTCCTATTATACCAAGTATTATACCTAAACTAAACGGCAACATATCCTCTTTTGATGAATGTGTTATCCAAAAGATTTTCTAGCATCTTCTTCATTATCATAGAGTCTACATCCCCATATACTAACTATTCCTTTATCTATATAAAGGTTTCCATATTCTCTAAGTGCATCTGGTTCTGATTGATACCATTTATAAACAGCATCTGCAAAATTATCACCTTCCACATTAGATGCTAACAACTGGGCTTTAGCTGGTATACCTTCCATACCAGTAGCTAAATAACCCTCTGACCATATATCATATAAAGGCATATCCTACAATAATTTACGATTCTTAAATTCCTCATGTAGAGGATGTGCTAACTCATATGCTTGTGGATGAGCACTACCTGCATCTCTTAACTTAAAGAAGCCTTCCCATTGTTTAATAGTACCAGTCATAACAAGTTCAGTCTTAAGACTATTAGGTAATACATCTCTAGCCTGTTGAGCTTTCCAGTTTAATTCCAATAGGTCAAAGTACTCTCTCTCTGCATGACATAGTGCCCTTACAAAGGATGCTTCTTCAGCATTCTTGCACCTATCAATAATAAGACATTTATCATACTTCTCTTCAACATCTTCAAGAGAGTAAGAACCTTCTTCAAGACCTAACCAGCTAGGTATAATACAAGTAAGTTGATACCCAAACTTGCCCTTAGAATAGTTGCAATACCTTGTACTTTCTTGAGCAAATGAGAATACTCTATGCCTTACAAACTCATGGCTTACACCTCTGTCACATACAAACTTGACAGTGATTCTCTTCTCATGATACTCTGTAGGTTCACATTGATATTCTAGGTCATTAAGCCAGCCATTCTCTACTAGTACTCTTAGATTAGTAGTTATATAACTACTGTCCACATTAGATGATATACTAGTGGAATATGGATTACGCATATACTTCTCAAACTTCAACCTTGAGACACCATAGTCAGGTATTTCAAGATATACAGTACCATGTTCTAACATAGCACCATGACCACTTGCTATCATTCTATCAACAAATGCTTTGGCTGTACCTTCTGCTATCTTGTCTTCTGACTTATAACATACTCTACCAGCTCGTTCTATTTGTTTATATACTCCTTCAAGACCTGATTCTTGTTCCCAGATTTCAAAACTTGGTTTAATTAATCTCATACTACTCTGGTATTATTTCAAATTCATCTATTGTCCATGTACCACCTAATGCTTCATGAGGTCTGAATATAGACTTCTTGGCAAAGGCTTTAATCTCTTCCTCTGTTGAACCTTTAGGAACATGAATTGACATACTTTTGCTGTATGTAATACTAGCAAGTACTTCTACTTCCTCATAAGGTTCTTCATTGAAAGGTGCTCTAGGGTCATCTTTAGCCCCTGCTGGTAAATTATCCATCTTCTTCAATTTCTTTATGTCCAATTCCAAGCTGTTTTCTTTAATTAGTCTTCTAGCAATAACACTTTCAAGTTTAGCAGGTATACTTATATGCCTTCCTTTATCATTCAAGTAAATAGCATGGTCTCCACTATGTCTGTCATAATGGAAACCATTTGCCTTTACTATCTTGACAAACTCTCTATGTGTATATTGTTTCATGCACCTCTTTGAATCTCTACAACTTGTTCAGCCAATAATCCAGCACATGGTGGTTCAATGATTTCTTCAACCCTTGTAACCTCATATAGATGCTGTCTTCCATTAAACACTCCTTGAGCTTTAAGTAATCCTTCTGCCTGCTTAGCATTGCCAGCTTTAACAACTGCACAACCTTTGCCTATGCCAATTACATTAAACTCAACTACCCATAACCTCATAGGTACATTGCTAACAGGACAGACTTCTCTGTCTCTATTAGGTGATGTATCTATTGGTCCACAATATATTCCTGTTTGTCCCATATTAACCAATTATATGTTTATATTTTTCATAAGTGGCTCTTATGACTTCTTCACCTATTGGATTCTCTCTTTTGGAGTCTCTCTCAATACAAACCTCAAGAGGAGTAAAGAAGTCCTTATACTCTATAATATAATGCTTACAAGAATCATCTTCAAACCTATCATGATGAGCTGCCATATCTCTATAGGCTACATACTCATGGCTACTTAAGTTCATATTATCTATAACTATATCGTAACCATCATCCATAGCTTTATGTACAAAAGAGTCTCTTAAGAATCTTACAAGACTTTCCCTTGATGTAACCCAATATTTACCAAGCATATTTCTGATGTCATCATTGTTGAATCTTACTCTATGCTCTGGGTCTTCAAGCACCCATTTTCTAGCCCAAGTAGACTTACCACTACCTTGTATTCCTCTACATAATATAATCTTAGGCATTGTCACACTTCTTTTGATTGTCCATCCACATGACAGTCATCACACAGTAGTTAGCCATATCAAGTAATGTGTCTCTGATAGACTCATCCTTAACTAATGCTTCCTCACCTTTGGACAACTTCTTGAATCTTAACCACTTATCACCTAGTCTGATTCTTGCAGCAGCAAGACCTTCCTCATTACATGACCTTTCAAATGAATTACCATAATCATGATTCTTCTTCACAAAGGTTTCAATCATGCCTTTGACTATCTCTGTAAAGTCATGTGCTGGACTAGCTAATGTTGCAGTGCTTGTTTCCTCTGCTGCCTTTATCATTTCTTCCATTCTTCTTCCATTGTTTATATGTTTCAAACTTGACTATAAAGTCATTTTCTTCTCTCACAAATAGCTGACCTGACTTAAGACTTCTATATGAAATACCTTCAACCCATTTCCTAGTTGTAGGGTCTTTAATCAGGCACTTCTCACATAGAAAGTACTGATTACCCTTGTATACATATACCTTGGTCTTTTCAAGTTTATCAGCTATAAACCACATAAGGAACAGTAGACCTATTAAGCCTACTGTCACTATAGTTGCTATTATAATCATATCAATGAATCCAAAATTTACCTACTTCTGCTTCAGCAGGAATAGGAAGTTTAGTACAAAATACACCTGCTGCTTCTTCCATAAAGAACTTAAGTTTATCTGCTATTTCAGGCATAGTTTCAGGATACTCAATACAAGCTTCATCATGTACTAAATTGACTATCTTTACTACTCCAAACAGGTTGTTTTCAACAATCCATTTAAAGAAGTTAGTCATAGCATATTTAAGTATGATAATGCCTGTGCCCTGTGTAGGTGAATTAAGACCTAATCTACCCCATTTACTAACAGCCTTGAAGTGAAGAGATACTCTTCTTTTCATCCAAGTCTTATGAAATTCATCACCAAGTTCTTCCTTCTTTCTTCTATATTCATCCCAGAAATCACTGTCAAATTTAGCACCTTCAATCAACCAATATGAATGGTCACTCCAGTACACTTTATGTCCAGTTAAAGGATTAATAAGAATATATCCATTCCTCTTTACAGATTCTAAAGCCCTCTTACCAAAGGCAGTTACCCCCGGAAAACCCTTATCATAAGCATCACCAATCTTGTCAGCTTCTTCTATTGGGATACCCAAAGAATCTGCTATTGAAGAAGAGCCACCACCAAACTGTTTAGCAAACTCTGGTGCTTTGGCTTTCTTTCTTAAATCAGGTCTTTTCTTCTTGATATCCTTAACCTCTATACCCTTAAGTTCTTCAGGAAAACATGCCTTGGCTACCAGAGAATGCATATCACCTGAACCATGAACAAACTCATGAATCATTGACTTCTCATTATAAATGTCAGCCCCTAATCTTGACTCAAGTGCACTGTAATCACAACTACAGAATAGGTTGCCTTCCTCACATATAAAACAACTTCTTGTTCTATTGTTACCCGGCAAATTCTGTACTTGAGGATAAGCACATTTGAGCTTGTTGTTCTTAGTATTAAGTGGCAGTTTCTTTAGCTTAGCCAAATCAGTGTTAACCTGTTGAGAACCACATGACATTCTACCTGATGATGCACCAAGTTGTTTGAATACAGTATGTATTCTACCAGTCTTGGGATTAACAGCATTAAGGTAAGATTGTCCATAAGTAGAACACACCTTATCAGCTTCCTTATAATCAAAGTAAACCTTAAGGAAGGCATCATTAATACCTTTCTGTTTTGATAATACCTTTTCAAGTGCTGAATCAGCTTCTTCTCCTGTACTCTTGCTAATAACTGTTGTGTTGAATCCAAGTGTCTTTAATATAGGAACAACTTGTCTTGAACTATCCCAGTTAATCACACATATTGGTTCAGTATTAAAGCCTGAAAACAAGTCACCTTGCCTGTTTATCATAACATACTTACTAGGGAGTCTCTTCTTAATCTTACATCTGTAAGCTTCAAATTGTGCTCCACATTCATCTGTTATATCAAGTTCAGGTGCTCTTAATTCATTCTTGAATGTCTTCCTTTCATCATCTATATCATCCTCATCTTTATCAGACAATGATATATAAGCTGTGAAATACTCCTTACCAGTACATGAGCTAACTATGAAGTCATTAAGTGAACTAAGAAATACCTTCTGAATCACTTCATCAAATACCATTTTCTTCTTCCACTTAGCTTCATCAAGTTTAATACCACACCATTCAAGATAGGATATAACAGGAACAAATTCACATTCAAGTCTAGCTCCATTAAGTAAGCCTTTAGCTCTAAGGACCTCAACCTGTTTGTTCATTATAGCCCCAAGATACATGACATCTCCTGCTGCATACTTGATGACAGAAGTATCAATACCTCTCCATATAATCTCCCCTCTGACTGTCTTGTCAATATCTATTTTAAGGTATCTCCAAGCTATAGCTTTTAAGGATGCTCCAGAATGGTTGTATATAAATTCAGCTACATCGGGTACACTATTGTACAGTAATGCTTTCTTTGTATCAGGGCCAAGCTTGTCATATCCCTCATAGTTATAGGCAAAGTCACAATATTGATTCATTGTCTCATTGTCCATACCCACAAGGAAGAATGGATAGCCAAGATAGATTAACTGTTCCACAATCATGGTATCATAGCATTGAGTAACTATTATACCATAATTAAAGAGAAACTGCAAGTCAAACTTTAGATTCTGACCTATCATAAAATGAGTCTCAATGTACTCTTTGTAGACCAAAGGAGAAATAGTGGTAACATCTACCACTATTTGATTCTCTCCTTCAATATCTCCAAATTGCATCATCAAAATATCATTAATATGTGCATCCCTGCCATTAGTTTCAGTATCAAACTGAAACATATTCCAAGCAGATAGCATATTCAATGATTCTTCAACACTTATCTTAATGTATGCATCATCAGTGAATAATTCAGATTGACCACTTACAAAATAAATCATTTATTCAAATGTTACACTATAACCCTTACCCATGATGTGGACAATAGACTTGACAACTGCATCAGCTTCTTCAAGTCTTTCACCTTCAACTATCATAGGTCCACCTGATGGGTCTATGAATTTCCTGCCACCTGTCATGCCAGACCTTATCATTTGGTCACTAGTCTTTAACAAGTAAGTCTTTGATTCTTCTCCATTAGGTTTCTTCAATAGTTTAAGGGTATTATTCTCACCATACCTTGAGTTAAGTTTGATTAATTCTTTCATGTTGTTGAGTAAGCTACCAGTTCATCAAAGTCAATCACATATTTGTATTTTTGAAAGAAGCTATTGCCTAATACACCATGCAGGTTTACACCCTTTTCTTCCTTAAGCATACCAAAGGTATTACTCAAGTCAAGTACTTGGAACATATCAGCATAAGTTACTCCCTTATACTTTAAATCAATACTGACATAATCAACTTCAACTTCTGCACCACCTACACCATATACTGTACCTTCAAGGTCAAGTTTTGCATGTTCAATAGTATCAATTAAGTTACTATCTATAATACAATAATTGGCACCTGTATCAAGCAAGAAGTTTAATTTCTTACCACCTACTTGAAAGGTAATAATTGGCAGGTCTGCCAAGTCCATAGTCTCTCTGAAAGAAATCTTTCCTGCTGGGTCAATATTCTTTCTATGTCTAGCTTTTTCAACAATGTATGCAATTGCTGCAATAGCAAGCACTAACAACACTGTGAATATCAGTTTATAAATAAACTCCATGTTTTCATTTGTTTATAGTTTAGTTAGTACTTCCTATACCACCTCTTGAATCATTGCCAAGATGGTCTACTTGTACTAGCTCTACCTTATTACTAAATACCCATTTAAGCTTCTGCCATGCAGTTGCAAATTGGGAGGGAACAATCTCAAATTGACAAATCCTAGTACCTTTGGGTATAGTGGTTGCCTTAATAGCAAGTAATGGAGCCTTCCATTCATCTTCATCACCATTATAAGTATTATCAATAATACCTATACTATTGGCAATCTGCACATTCCATTTACTTGGTGTGCTACTCCTACTATATACTTTAGCAATCATACCTTTTGGTAACTCCATTGCTACACCTAGTTTAGCCACATAAAGTTCACCTTTCTTCAAAGTTACCTCTTCCGCTAATACTAAGTCAAAGCAATCAGATTTATCTCCTTCTACTCGTATGGGCATACAGCCCAATGTTATCTCTTTAACTTTTACTTTCATTCCAAAACTTATTTGTTATATCAACTAATACAGGGTTCACAAAGAATCTACTTACTTTATACATTCTCTGGTTAGTATTAGGGCTATTAAGTGGTCCACATTCTTCATCATAATGACCCAACTTAATGTAATCAAAATGACTGATGTCAATATGTTCACTCAATTCATCTCTTCCACTATACCATGCAACCTTAAGGTCAAGCTCATCTTGTACCCATTTAGCCAATCTGTTCAACCTCTTTGTGTTAGAATCTCCACCCATGAAACAAACACAAGTTATACCTTCAGCTTCTGTTGCTAATTGTGTTAACCTTTCTATAGTTAAATCTTCACCTATGTCCTCTGCCAAGTAAGGACTATGACAGCCCTTACAATGACATGGACAATTAGATAAATTGATAGCAAGAGAAACTTCATCAGGAACTTCCTGAAAGACTATCTTTGTATCAACAAATTTAATCATAGTTTATCTCCTTTACTGTACACTCTCTGTGTTGCATCCCAATGTCTGCCTTTATCATAACCATCAATAGGTCTTAAGAATCCTACCACTCTAGTCCAAACTCTCATAGGATGTCCACACTTAGGACAATGACTCATAGGATATTTGGCTATAAAGTGACATTCCTCATTAGTACACTCACTGTTTGGTATGTTATAAGTAAAGTATGAAGTACCTTTCTTGGCAGCATAATCCATTAGTGTAAGATATTGAGACTTACTCAAATGTTCCTCAAGATTACAATGTAATCCTACACCACCATCAAGTAATTCAGTGAACTCTTTACCATGTAGTCTGAACCTGTCAAGTACACTTGTACTAGAGTCCCAAGCATTGTAGAAGTAACTGTTATAAATCTTGGTATCTTCTGGTACCCAGTATCCATCTTCTTTATCCCAGTTATAGTTCTTTGAACTTAATCCTTCTGCTGGAACTAATTCAGTGTTGAACTTGAACTTCTTGCTACTGTGTAACTTGTTCTGTTCACTGATAGTACCTGTAATCAACCTACAGAACTCCTTGTATTCCTCATTGTAACTTACTTCAATACCAAAGTACCTTGCTGCCTCATTAATACCATTGATACCAATAGTACAGAACAAGTCTCTCATACCAATATAACCAGCAGTTGAAGCATTGAACATACCTCTTTGTTCCCACTCATAAAGAATGGTCTTATAAGCTGTATGATACTTATATACTCTTTCAAGTATGTCAACCAAGTAAGCCTTGATACCTTCTGCAATTTCCTCTTTATGAGCAAACCACCTAAAGCAATTAGGTGCAATAAAGCCTGCTGCCCTATCTTTAGCATCAATTCCTCTTACCCAGTCTTGTACAATCCTATTCAAGTTGAGTGTAATCACATTACAACTACCTGTCTTAACACCAGTAAGACCATTAGTGAAACTGAATACATTCTCTTCAATCTCATTCCTTAATCTACAACATGATGCAAGACCATTGGGATTATCACTAATATAGACAAAGAATGAGTGCCCTTCACTGTGCATTTCTGCTGTAAAGTCCTTATATTCTTCATCAAGATAATTACCTTCCTTATCAGTAAGAAGAGCCATAGTTTCAACAGGGAAAGTAAGCATAGCTTTAGTTCTTTCTCTATTAAACCACTTCATGAACTTCTTCTGTAGATAAGATACTCTTTCCCATGAAGGCTGTGTGCCATCAGGGAAATAGAAGTCCTTGAACAGTGCTTCCCAGTACTTACTGTCATAATAGGAAATATTGGTAAATGGTGATTGCCAACCCCTATTCTGTGCAGGTTGATTGATATAATATACAATTGTCTGAAAGGCAGCTTCAATCTTCTGACCTATTGTCTTTCTATCTCTTACATGCTCTGAATCTGCATATACTTGCTCCTTCAAATGATAGTCTTCACCATAGTCCTTGACACAATAATAGTCAAAGTAATTGAAGAACTCACCAAAGGCTACTGCACCTTTACATTGTGCTGAAAGAAGGAACACCAGATTGTTAAATTGACCACAGAAGCTAGACAGATGATTGGCTATCTTAGGAGTCACACCATCCATATCCTTGATGCCGTTACTTATCAATGGATATAATGAAACAGCTTCACAATAGTTCTTAGGTACTGCTGAACTGGCTTCATCATGAATATAAATGATGTGGTGCTCTATATCCTTCTCATACTGTTTTGCTACATCAGGAAACATGACATTGAGTTTCTCCTTCATTCTGGCTCTCTGTATGATTCTATTCTTAACCTTAGGTACTTCAGATTCAAGAGTGACTACATTCTTCATGGATATATTGGCATTGGCATCTGTCTCTGATGATGATGCTGCATTTTCAGTAGACTTGCTGTATTTCTCCATATAATCCAATCTGTCTTTAATCTCTCTTGCTTCCTTATGTCTTTCCCTATAGATGATATAAGATTTAGCTGCCTCAAAATGATTGTCATTCATAAGAATCTGCTCAATCTTATCCTGTATCTCTTCAACATTGATATTATCTTTGTCTGTAAGACCCAAGATGTTAGGTATCATCAGGTTAAGATATTCAGGCATTAATTGCCCAACAGAGTTGAATGCCTTAGTTACTGCAATGAGTATCTTGTCAAGGTTAAACTCTTCAATTGTTCCATCTCTTTTTGTTACTAACATGTCTCTAGTTTAATTTTCATTATACAACCATTTGCAAGTGCTTCCTTACTGTACCTAGTGGAATTGTTCTGATAATATACCAAGTCTGTGAGTATCTTTCTCCAATCCCTTAGAACATTACCATTTTCATCCTTGAGGTCAACTTCACCAAAGTTTCCATCAAATTCCCATATCAATGGAGCCACAGTCCTTCTATTGATGACTATGAATTGATAGTAGGTTATCTTGAAGTCCTTGAAGTATTCATCCTGTGCTATACACTGTGCTAATATATAACTATATAACTTAGCCTGTATGTCATATCTCCATTGACTGAATGAACCATTAAACTCCTCTTCAGGATGTCCTGTAGTCTTTAGGTCTATAGGGTATATAACCTTATTCCTATGGTCTACAATGAGTTCATCAAACATACATCTTACAGGTATACCATTATAAGTAGCCTTAAACTTCAACTGAAAGACTTTCTCAATATCTTTTACAAAGGGATTCATGGTAAAGAATGAACTTGTGGCAACATTGTTCCTTAGTTCTTCAACACATCTGATAACATCTTGATAGTCATCAGTTGAGAGTACAGTCTTACCTTCTGCAAGTGTAAGTAAGTTGTAATACTCATTACAGCTTTCCTTGACATTCTTGACCCTATATGCTGCATACTTTGGATTAGCATAGTAATTATTAGCCAGAGCCACCATGTCTATATCTGAATCAGGTATTGTATCTACCTTCCTATGTGTCTCTTTAAACTTCCTATGCAGTTCCTTTGTAATAGCAATAAGGCTATCAGACAAGCTGGGAAACTCACATACTACATAATTCTCATTGAAGGCATCTTCACCATCAGTTAGCATGGTATCAACTGCTGACCCAAATTGTAATGATGGAGTATCTATCTTATCATAAAGACTTGATAACTTCCTGAAACCTTCTCTTTCAAATCTGCTCAATGTAGAGTAACTTATTGCAGGGTCAGCCCTGTAAGTTGGTTCATCTACATTCCATGCTATTTCTTTAATACTCTTCATATTCTTCCTCACTTGGCAGTTGTAGTTGCTCAGCATAAACATCAACTTCTGCCTTTAATTTCTTCAACTCCCACAGGTCAACCTTAAGGTATTCTTCCTTTGGATTATCACCTCTGACATTCTTATTTACTCTAAAGATTGCAGAGTCCACTAGTTCTTGTAAAGACTCAAATTGTCTTTCACTGATAAACCTTTCTCCCAGAGGTATATCACTCTCTGGTAGATTGTTTATCAACTTCCTCATTCTGTCTACTGCCGTCATAACTTTTAATTACTTTAATTGCTTCCAACAACTGTCTTTTACCAAATATCTCAAATATAAGGTACTTATCATGGTCAGGATAACTCTCTATGAGCTGTCTGAACATCTTGAATTTAACAGGAAAGACATCATTAGTCTGCCCCTTGACTTCAATAATTACCTTCATACCTTCATATTCAAGGTAAAAGTCTGGAGTGTAAGTAATATCACGTAACTTGGTCAGGTCTAGCTTAAGTAGTTCTTTCTTAGACTTTGTGTAAAAAGGTACAGTAGGTTTACCTCCACTCCACAACACATACTTGTGTGGTTCATATTGGGGTTCAAGTCCATTATCAACTAAGGTTCTGTAAACCATAGACTCAATCTTGGACTTGAACTCAATATTAGCATACTGTGTTGGAGTAGCATTTTTAACCTTCTTGTTTTCCACCTTTCTTTACAGGTCTTGCAAATAGTTCTTTCATTGGAACCTTCAAGATATGCTTAGCTGCCATAGCATCATCCAATGTTCTGAATGCAGCAAAGTTTCTGAAGTTCCTGATAAGATGTCTCTTGTTTTCAGGTACTTTACCGATTTCACCTGTTGCTAGACTGATAATCCAGATTTCCTTACTTCTTTCAATATGGTCAGGATACTTCTGGTCAAGTACAATTGCAACCTCTCTCAACAGAATTTGGAATACTGCTGTAGGATAAATCTTATACAGGTTATCCAGATACTTCAACAGATTTTCATATTTCCAGCCAATTCTGTCAGCAAGATGCTTAACATAGAAGTCAATATCAAGATGAGTACCACCTTCTTCAACTACTTTGAGTGCACCATCTTTGACTGTTTTCTCTAAGACTTCTTCTGTAGCAATCATAATTTCATGACTTCTTTCTCCTGTTTCAGAATTAAGCATTGTACATACAAGAACTGCACCTACCTTAATCTCATTGCCACGTTTGTCTAAATACTTTTTCATGTTACTTTTATTTATAAATTAATACTCTTGATACCACTTGATAGTAATACCATACTTACTTTTCAATTCCCTGTTAATACTAGTGAACAGTTCAGGGTTCATCTTAGTTTCTGTCCTTGCATTATATGCAGGATGAGGCACTTTAATTACTGTTCCTGTTTGAATATAAGGCTGAAATGTACCAGCCTGACTTCCAAATAATACATATATCAGACCGGGATTAGTTTCTGATATGTTCTTCAACAAACTGCTGATAAATGGTCTCCATAACATAGTATGACTACCTACCTTATTCATCTCTACAGTTAATGCTGAATTAATCATCAATATCCCTTGTCTTGCCCAACTTTCTAAGGTCTGGTCAAAGATAATGCTATTATGTGGAACCTCAAAGTTAATTGCTGCTTCTTTAACAACTTTTAAAGAAGGAGACAACTCATCCTCTGGTACATCAGCTTTGTTACCAAATAGTATTCCTGTAGCCACATCCCTTTGTGGATATGGGTCTTGTCCTATAAATACTACTTTCAACTCATTATAAGGACATAAATCAAAGGCTCTGAATACATTTTCAGCTGCTGGACAGACTTTCTTTGAGCCATAAAGCCTGTTCATTGCATCAATAACTATATTCAGTTCCTTTTGATTTATGACTCTTATCCAATCACCAAAGTATTCCTCTAGGCTCATATCTTCATGTATTCTCTCATAAGTCCAATGTTATCCTTTAGGAAACTATTGACTTCTTCATCATTGAAGTGAGATAAATCAGGCATATCAGGTTTATGAATGAACCTATCACTTACATCAGCTATGATGATTTCAGGCATCTTCTTTGTATATACTCTATTTCTATTTTCATCAGAAAAATTGAACTTATTATGTACCATAGAAGTAGAAGTATTAAGAGATGCTCCTTCTGCCATCACAGTAGGAATAAGCTTCTTAAGGATATTCTTCTCAACTGGTCCATCACCTGTAAACACCTTAGGACTGATATACATTATTGGCTTTAGAAGTTCAATGAATGGATTAGTCAAGTTGTACTTGACTACATTCAACATCAATAACTCCATTCTGCTGTTAAATATGACACCAGCACTACCATAATACACAAGACCTGTATTAGTTGTTACCTTACTCAACTTGTAATGAGTAGAAGTTCCAAGCATGGTTCTTATCATAGAATCTGATGTTCCCTTGGTCTCCTCTTTGCCTACAAAGAGAGAAGTAATATAACATTCAATTATGTTATCCTTATACTCCTCAATGTTTGCAAAGTTCTTGTTGTCAACAAGGATTGGTTGAACCTCTCTCCTACAGAATATAGGAACCTCAACTTCAGGACCCCTTAGGTCTACCTCAAAGAACCTTTGAAACATACTGTTACTGTTGAAGTTAACCAGATTAGTATCAATGTTCCTTGTGAATGAGTTATTTCTGGGAAAGTCAAGACTTCCTAATACTGTTCTTTCATATATTCCTGCCATTACATTTCAACTTTAAAATACATTGTATCAGCTGCAAAGGAAGTATAGAATGGTACATCTCTTGGCATAATAGGATTACACTCATTTGCAACAAAGTTTACAAAGATGTTGACCATAAGTGATGCAATCATGTTAGCCATGAATGTAGTCTGTTTATAACTACATACAGTAGCATCAGCAATTTCATCACTAAATAACCAGTCTCTTTGATATTGTTCTATTGCCCTTGTGTCATTACCTTGAATAGCCAGAACTTGTAGCTCTTCTGCTGCAAGTCTGCCATCAATAAGCAAGCATTTACCTCTCTCTTCTTCTGGTTTAGACATTACATGAGCATACCATTTTTTGAATACAAGCTTCCTTGCAGCCATGTTATCAAATCCACAAATCATGATGTCCTCAACAGCACTGTTCTCATTATACAGTCCATTCATAGCAACAGTACTATGATAGTCAGCATAATTAGCTACCATATCTGCAAGAGCATCAACTTTTGGATGACCAATATCACTTCTGCCATACAACTGACCTGACATATTGACAGCTTCAACAATATCATTGTCAAATATGACAAGTCTTGCTGGTTTCATCCTTGCAAGAAGGAATCCAATATAACTACCAATACCTCCAACACCAGCTAAGATAATGTTCTTAGTCTGTAGTTGTTCATACCATATTGCACCACTGAACCTTGTAGTGGTTTCATCAACTGCCAAAGACCCTGAGTTAAGAGGAATCTCAATATGATTAGCTAATGCAAAGGCTCTACCTTTAGCATCTGCTTCATCAAATCTTGTACTCCAATAGTTATTAACCCAAAACTCTTTCATGTTGTTACCTGCACCAGCGTTGTTCTTTTTAAGAACAATTCTCCATACACCATTATTAGGTGCACTTGCATCACTTCTTTCACGACGATGGAGTGCTCTGTTTGCTTTTTGGATTATGTACCAAGTACCTGCTTCAATTCTCTTGATATATGTTTCAAGTTCTGTAGGTCTACCTTGTGGACTATAGCCACAACATACATAATCATTCTCATAACCTACAGGTGGTTCTGGCTCTGGTGGAACTGGCAAAGGTTGTTCAGGCACAGCTACAGGTACAGGCTCAAGTTCAATTTCTCCATTAGCAGTCACTTCTTCCATAGCTGCTTGAAGTTGTTGCATTAACTCTATTGATTCAGGAGTTAATTCCATTTCAATATTAGTAGGAACACTAAGACGCTGTGCTATGGAAGACTCTGTGGATACTACTCCTTCAGTAATTTCACGAGTTATCGTTCTTCTTAGCTGCTCAACAGCAGCATCTCTTACTTCTTCATTCATGTTTAAATCTCCTATAAGATATAATCATCCAAACAACTAATATAAGACTTCATCCATACATTTGATGGAAGTTCTTCAAGTGCAAGTCTTACTTCATAAGCAAGTATTGCAATCATCTCTGTGTCATCAAGTATATCAACCAATGTATCATCAGTTGTATAATTGACTAAGAAATCAATGAAACCAACAGCAAAGTTTTCAAACTCCTTAACAGAATCAAATCTGTCTGAATACACCTTATCCATTGAGTTCATCCACTTGTTGATGTCCACCTTGCTTTCAACTGGAAGAATAATACTACCAGTGATAATTTGTCTTACAAGCCAGTCAACAACCTTAGCATTTGCTCTTACTGTACCATAAGGGATAGCATAATCATCATCAGGTTTTTCAAATGGAAGGTCTTTTTGAGTTGGTGTAGGATATGATGAACCTTGTGCAGGAAAGGAAGACTTATGTTCTTCAAACTCCTTCTTTGGCTGTTCATATTGACCTACTGGTACATAGTTACCACCTGCTGGTTTACCAGTGGCAGCACCTACCTGTAAGCCGGGGTATCTACTTTGATAACCAGTGGTTCCATAGTTATTCCCATAACCATTATAACCACCATAAGTAGCACCGGATTTATATACTTTCTTAGCTTTCTCTGCATCAATTTCTTTCATGCGAGCAAGCATTTCCTTCTCAACTTCATCAACAGGAACAGTCTCTTTCTGAATCTCAAGAGGGAACCATTCAAGATATTCTTCTTCAGCTTCAAATTCATCAGTACCTGTGACTTCTCCTTCCTTCCAAGTAGGATAAGTGAACTCTTCTTTCACCTGTTGTTTGGCTTTATATCTCCTTGTAACTGCTGCACTATAAGTACCAGCATTGTTTACAATCAAAGACACAAAGTGTGCCATATCTTCACCCTCTTGACTTAATGTTCCTGTATCAGTTCCACTAAAGAAAGTAGCCATATTGTTATGACTATGAATAAGACCTTGGAACACATCTTCACTAAGCAATTCAGGATGGTCAATCATATAACTTACTATGTCAGGTGACACATTAAATTCAGTATAACCACCAGTTCCTTTGTCCATCTGAAAGATGTCCACACACTTGATAGTCAAAGGATTGTCTTTATCATTAAAAGCACCTTCAACTTGATAGAACAGTACTCCTGACCATTCTACTTGGCTAATGTGAGTACACAATAACCTGATTTTCTTTTCTACCTCTACAGGTATGATTATTTTATAGGGTAAATCTGGTTTTCTTTTTATCAATTCCAGACTTGGCTTTTTTGCTGTTTCCATATTCACAATTTAATAATTCTAGTATTGCCCAAACATATTCTCTTATTATATCTAAATTTAGTATTGTAGATACATTCCTTGCACCATTTGCCAATCCGTTAATAACAAGATTAACATCATGACCTTTAAAGGTTAATACCTTCCTTCCTACATATTGACTGTAGTCCCTACTTGCATTTGAATTAGGGCCAAATATAGCACCATTAGCTATAATAGCCTGTTTAAGCACACCATCACCTTGAAGGTCATATAAAGCTGGCATATTTGGTGCTTTTCTATACTCATCATTATACCAGTCAATGAAAGCATTACTTATGGTCAACACAGTATCAGTGAATGTATGAGCCAATCCATAGGAACCTTTTCTATAGTTGAACTTGAGTATGTTGTTGGTAAACAGGTAATCAAGGAACTTACTTGATAATTCCTTTGTGAAATATTCATTCGAGATGTAATTATTCTGTTCTATAGGAAAGTTATCCCTCTTATTGCTGCCATTAGCACCAATATTCTCCATTCTTCTATAAGGACCACCACTAAGTGATTCTGTACCCATATACCTTTCAAGTTCAAGACAGAATAACTGCCATATAGGTTCATCAAATCCTACTGTAAGACTACTCATAGTATTATTGATAGGACCACTACCAGTACACACACTTCTGAACTTAAAGTCAAAGTCAATACCACTTACATGACTATGCATATAATCAGACTGCATATGTACAACATCATACTCTGTTCTGTTCATTTTGAACCAGCCTTTGCCTTTACCTTCCCATGTTACAGGAACCTTTGCCCACAGATTATCAACTTCTACAGTTCTATCATATTCATTCCTGATAGTTACATGAGGAAAATGTACTATAATAGGTATGTCTATGAACCATCTATTCCCTATGAACTCTTTTATATAGTTAACATACCTGTCAAATATACTTTCATTAGTAACTAAGGACATACTTCCTGCTGCTACTCTGAAATTATTTAATAGGTTAGAATCAGCATGTCCTCTATAATATTGAGTGTTAGCAAAGTCACTTGTATTACCAACTATCTCATACAAGTTGTTAGTTTCAAGTAAGTTAATAAAGTCTTCCAAGCTAATAGGCTGTAAATCCACTCTTTCCTCACCATAGAAGTCATTGAATATATCTGTGACTGCTCTTGGAAGTTCAAGCAACTCTCGATAAAGAGCTTCTATCTTTTGTTTCAATTCTTCATTCATAACAATTTAGTTACAAGAAAAAAAGAAGGAGAAAGTCATTGGACTCTCCCCTTCATCTCATTCAGCCTTATTTTGCAAAGGCAAACATTTCATCAATATCTCTCTTGGACATCTTTTCAGATGCAGGAGCTTCTGATGCACCACCATTCAGAAGACCCATAACTTTGTCATAAGTATCTTCTTCAATGGTATCATTACAATACAAGTCTTCAACAAGAGCTTTCAAAGCTTGTTCACAGTTGCCTGATGCTGCTGGAGCCACAGGAGCTGCTTCCTCTTTCTTAGCTTCTGCAACAGGTTTCTTTGCAGTTTTCTTTGCAACAGAAGCAGGAGCCGGAGCTTCAACTTTTGCTTCTTTTTTACCCTGTGATTCAATCAAGTCAATCAAGTCTTGAGTTTTACACATGGTGAAGTTCTTACCAAACTTTACCAGACAAGCACCTTGCAAGTTATTAGCCTTGATTGCATCATAGGCTTCACTTCTTGTCATAGCACCTGACTTGATTTTCTTTTCAGGAGCAGTCAACAGGAATGTCAAATCATTGACAATCTGACCTTTGTAAGGGATATTGGTAGGCAGTGGAGCTGCATCATCTTTCAATTCAGCTCTCATGTGACCTTCAAAGAAAGTCATGCCTTCATAGTTGATACCAAGTTCTCTCATTTCAGCCTTTAATTCACCAAGGTTTGTAGCACTGGATGCCTGAATAACTGATTGTTTCTGAGTCTTGTTATTGATAATTGTTACTTTACGAGTTTCCATAATGTTTTCTGTTTTAAAATGTTACTTAAATAGACCTAATATTATTTCTTTGAACAACTCTTTGTTCTGGAGCTGCTTGTAGAGGTCTGCTACATCTTTTGCCCCATTTATATTAGGTAAGATTAAGTTAGTGAATCCAGTAGATTCTGATAGTTTCTCTCCATCTTTGAGACCAGCTTCATCATTATCCAGTAGTATATAGACCTCTCTATATCTCCTTCTTAATTCACTAACTGCTGTATCACTCATACCATAGCCCTCACCTTGTATAGCTATAGCTGGGATGCCTGTATTAGCCCACAGACAAAGGGCATCCTTCATGCTTGCACAGATACAGATTCTTGTACCAAACTCTGGTACTTTAGTCCATAAACTTATAACAGACCTGTCATGTCTATTACTCCATTTATATCCCTTAGTGTTGAATGGTTGGTATATCTTAAGTGTGATATTGCCTTCTTTTCTTTCAACATAGGCATAAGCATATTTGTCTGCTCCAAACACATACTCTTGACCATTCTTTATCACTATCTTATGACTTATAGGATATATATCAGCATAATCTAGCCATTCTAGGCTTATCCCAAAGGATTCCCAGAACTCTATGTCATGCTTAGCCCAAGGTCTGACCTTGCACTTCAAGTCTATTGACTTTGGTTGTTTACGAAGTACCTTATCTGAATGCTCTGTAGTTTTAACATTAAACACTGGATTGGTACTGGAGAAATTAGGTAAGTCCTCCCATACTCTGGTTAATACCTGTATGTAACTCACCCCCCAATATAAGCCAAGTAGGTCCCATAGACCCCCTCTATCTCTTGTTGCATAGTCTACAAAGTGAACTCTTTTTCCATCAGATGAATATAAACCAAAAGAAGGTTTTCTATCTTGCCTTAATGGAGAGTTTATTATCACAGGTAGTTCACTAACACCAAAATAGTGATTGAGTACATCAAATTCACTTACTTTATTGAGCAATTCTTCCAAGGTTACACTTGGCTTACCAGTACCAAAAGCCATAATTCAATTAGTTAAATGTTATTTATTCCAAGCAGCCCAAGGTGCATTGGCAGGAGCTGATTTAGCACCAAGAGGGTCATTTGCAGGATTTGAGAAATCTGTACTTTCTACAGCATATTCCTTAATAGGTTCAGCAAGGAACTCTACAGTAGGATATGCACCGGCATTCTTTCTTGCCTGCAAGTCTTCATCAAGTTTTGAATAATCACTGATGACATTCTTCAAGAACTTCTTCGTGTAAACTGCCTGAAACTGATTGTTATCATCAGTAGTTCTTACACCAAACATAGCTTTTACCCTGTTGTTTGGTTGCAAGCCAATTACACTCTTAAGTTCACTGATATCACCTCTGAAATAAGACTCAATCTTGTCAAGTCTTGCTTCTGCATCAGCCAAGTTCTTGATGAACACTGTTTCATCACCTTTCCTGTATGACTTGTTAGGGATATTCAAGAAAGCCTTGATGAAAGCAGTCAAATCTGATTCACCAATATAGGCAGGTCTCATACCTGATGTGTCATACCACTTCATGTTGTCAGGAATAGCTTCTGAACCATTGAGACAACCAATAGGCAAATAGGTGGATTCACCATACTTGTTGATTACTTCAACCTTACTTCCATCCCTGTTGAAGTTTTGATGTTTGTTCAGGAAGAAAGTGATTTTATCAGTCAATTCAACACCACATTTCTCTACATCAGTCTTAACAATGAAGTCAATCCTTACTTGAGGTACTTTAATCCTGTTACCTTCAGGACCTACTTCACCTTCACCCACATAAACAGGAGCATCTTCAAGGGTTCTGTTGAACAACTTCTCATACTCTGCCTTGTTGGGATTGACACCAATTACAAATACTGGTGCTACACCAATATACAGTTTTCTTACTCTGTCTTTGCTTTCTGAACCAGAAGCAAAAGCCATCATAGCTACACTTTTATTCTTCATTTCTTACTATTGTTTAAATGATTTTACAAATAAGGAATAGGTTCATCACCTACAGGAGCAAGAGGTGATTCAACAGCAGGGTCAATAGCAACTGCTTCTTGAGCAGCTACTTCAACTTCTTCTACTGTAGCACCTTCATCTACTGTACCTTCAGGTGCAGCATCAGTTGCTTCTGCTACTTCCATGACTCCATTCAGGATTTCTTCTGATGTGAAACCACCGGACATCTTGATAATAGGAGCTTCAAAGCTGTCAATCACTGTGTTTACCATGTCAAGTTCTGCTTGTAGGTCAGCTATCTTGCTTTCAAGTTTAGCTTTCTTTCTCCTTTGCATACTGACATTCTGTGCAGTTCTTTTAACTGCTGCAAGCTCAAATTTACTTAATTCTTTCATAATGTTTTTAAAATATTTGCAGCAACCTTCTGTTACCTTGGGGTTCATACATACTCTCTGCTGCGTAAAGTTTTGTTATTGAAAATTCTCTTTCAGCCCAATCAAGTGCCTCATAGAACAAGTCTATAAGGATTCCTTTCTTGGATGCTACTGTTACAAACAACTTTGATTGTTGAGGGTCTTTGCCCTTATGTACACAATATTGCCATACAAATAGTTGGGCACCATAGTTACTTAAGGTGTTAAAGTTCAATTCCCTTGAAGCTCTAACTACATCCTCTCTAGTCATTGTATCTTGTAATACTTCCTAACAGCATCATCTACAAGTTTCAAACTGTTAGGTATTTCAAACTTATCAAACATACCAAGAGGAGTCTTGGCACTTGAGTGATTGGCTTTAGTCTGAAACCAATACTTGTTGTCACCATTATCACCAAATTCAACTCTAGTCATTATGACTATAGGATAGAATCCTTCAGGTGGAGTCTTGGTCAGTTTCTTACCAATTACAGAGAACACAATCTTCTCTGTACCATCAGGTTGAGTCTGCAACATAGTATGACCCATAATATATACTATCTGGTCTTCCCTAAGCAATGTATTACAGAGCATATTCAGCTCAATAACATCATTTGCAGCATCTCTCCATTGGTCAAAGGTCATCTTCTTCCTGTCATTGAACTCCTTCATTGCAAGATAGATATTGATAGTATCAATACTGACAGACTTAATGTGTTGCTGTTCTGCAATCCACTTAAGTATCTCCCTTATCTCTGCAAATGAAGTGGGTTCAGCATAATTTCCCTTCTCCAACTCCCATATACCTGCTGGTATTGGTAAATCTTTCCTGTCAAGATTCATAATGAAATGACTCTTTGGGTTCATACCTTGATAGTCCTCAAGGTTAAAGCTTCCATCAGGATTAATTACAGTTGAAGTGGTCTTACCATCACCACTTTGTCCTAAAATTGCTACTATTTTTGCCATTCTTAAATTATTTACCTGCAAAGGTAAGGAATTTCTTCCACCTGTGCAAACTTACTTTCACTTTTCTAATTCCTCGCTGTCTACCAAAGGCTAACATTGCTACACTTGGCTTTCTCCTGACTACAGTGTCAATATACTCCATCACCTGCCTTAGCTGGTCTTTCTGTTCAGGTAAAGGCAATTCAGCAAATGAACTGACTGCACCATCAAAGAATAATGGACATATTTGACCTGCTGAACCATTATCCCTGTCCTCAATAACATAAAGAAATCTTATATTATTTCTGAACTTGGTAATATCATACTTCTCATGTTCCTGTAATCCATACTTAAAGGGACTATATAGCCCCAATACTAGGTTTGCATCCCTAGTAGTTGTCTTACAGTCAGCTAATCCATCTGATGATGGATACAGCTTGTTCAATTTCTGATTCTCAATACCTTCCTGTGCTTGAGCCTGATGCTGAATAGCAATGAAATTAAGGTCAAATGTATCTCTTAACTCTATTGCATATTTACTCATCTTCTCAATGGTTTGCATCTTATTCATTCCACTCTCTTGCATAAGATTGGAATAATTATCAAGCACACAAAGAATGTATTCATTCTCATCCTTGTACTGAAAGTAATCAATTACTTTTCCTGCTTCCATTTCACCTGTAAACTCATTCCTCTTTAGTCCCATCTTATACTGAAATGCTCCTCTGGTCAACATGTGATTCCTGATATACTTATATATACCAGTAGGATTCCTTTCAGTATCAATATAGGACACCATTTCCTTGAACTTATTGATATACTCCTGATACTTATCAGATGCAATCAAGTCAAGGATTTCTTGAGGTACTGGCTTATCAGCTGAAGTACTCTTGAGGTCAGTAGGAGAGATTCTTATACCATCAAGTCTGAATAACAAGTGACAGAGAAACTCATAGAATTTCTCCTTCTTGCCCATTTCCAGAGTGAAGTAGAGAATCTTTAACCTTAGTTGGTCAGGATGTTCTATGGCATAAAAGAAAGCTTCATACACAAATGTATAATCCACCAATTTAGATTTACCAACCTTCTGATTGGCTGTTACAATAGTGTATCTTCTCTTTTCTATGCCCGGGAGCCAGTTCCTAAGTCTGGGATAACATAATGGGATACAGTTAATTAACCCATGAAGTATCCTGTTCCTTCTAGTCACTAGTTCTTCTAGTGCCCTGTCAAAACTGTCTCCTGTATCAGTTGATGCTACTTGTCCAGTCATAACTATTTGGATTTACTTGGTCAGCATTCTCTATCCATTCAGCTAATTGAGAGACTTGAACTACTTCACCATCTCTATTTTCATCCTTCCAAATGAAGTACTTAAGTAACCTCAAGTACAGGTAACTACCATTGAATGATTCAACATATCTCTTGGTTGCATCCAAGATTTGTTCATCACTATAGTTATCACCATATCTTTTGAAGAATGATACCAGCTTCTTCTTGATGTCAGGGGTATTTCCTCTATAATAATAACTGGTTCCTTGCATCTTTCCTTCAGGATAAATCTCCCTTAGTTTGGCTGCTAAATCAGCTATTCTATCCTGTGCAGACTGTGTAGGTCTGTCACTCTCAAGTACTACATCACTGAATAGACTAATACCTCTATGAGTAATGGTGTATTTCTTGTCAAGTTCAAACATGGAACCATTAGCTCTAGTAATGTATCCCTTGTTGATTAGACCTTGATAAACATCATCATTCCCATATTGTATAGCTCCTAATACTAGAACTTCCTCTTTGGTAACATTGTGCTTAGAACAGATTTCATCATCAATTCTCACAATCATGTATCAAAACCCCCATTTCTTGTGAAATAAAATATGGCTGCTAATACTACAGCAGTTACTATATACTGTGCAGTACTATGATGTGCTGCTAATAATATGATTGTCATCTTAAAATTCCGTTAGGTTATTTACTACTGTTATATACTCTGGGTCAATACCTTCAAGTGCCTTATTCAGATATTCTTCATCTCTTGTACCTTTATAGTACATGATGTATATCTCTGGTTCATCTGCTCTCATAGCTCTACCAGATTTCTGAACAAAGGCTCTCTCCTGACCATCAAGTTGAATGATAACACCTGCCTCAATATCAGTGAGATTCTGTCCTTCTTGAATCATTCCAACAGCATAAAGGCTATTTATTTCCTTATTGTTGAACTTATCAATTATAGCTAAGGACTCTTTCTTCTTCTCTGAATGAATGGCATTTTCTCCACCTAGTTCATTTGCTTGCTCTATGCTGGAACAGAAGCACACATATCTTTTACCGGCTAATTTAGCGAGTAGATAAGCAGCCTGACCCTTCTTTAGTTCTCCAAGGTATCTTTTCCTTTGTGAACCATATTGAAGCCATTTGTTCTTGATTGCTGTGCTCCTGTTTCTCATGAACAGGTTTCTCCAGTAATCAATCTTGGCATCAAACCAGTCATATTTCTGCTGCTCGGTGCATTGAATCTCCAGTCTCAAATTAGGATAATGGAACTTATCTTTAAGATAATTCCACCTGTCCTTCATACTGCATTGAACTCTTCTCTTTAAGATGTCTTTGCCCCTCTCTTCAATGATTACCTGATTGGGGTAGTCAAATTTTTAAGTTC